ACGGCAAACACGGTTCTTGGCGCATTGACCGCTACGACACCCTCAGATTTGGCATTGCCTTCGTGCTCAACCTCTGCAAGCGCCCTTAAATGGACTAGCGGCACAGGCTTCGGATGCAACACAGCCATTGCCGCCTCAACCGTGACGACGAATGCTAATTTGACAGGCGTCATAACCTCATCTGGCAATGCAACATCTATCGCGTCGCAGACCGGCACAGGGACGAAATTTGTTGTGGATACGTCGCCAACGCTAGTAACGCCAAACATTGGGGCGGCGACAGGAACGAGTCTGGCTGCAAGCGGCGTTATGTCAACGGGGGCTAATTCAGGAACCAACGGACAGATAACTTTTAATGGTTCTACTAGCGGCAGTGTTACATTGAAAGCCGCAGCAGCAGCAGGAACGGGAACTAATTTTACACTGCCAGCAACTAATGGAACTAATACTTATGTTCTTCAGACTGATGGTTCTGGTAATACCTCGTGGGTTGCTGCCAGTACCGGCTCCGGCACTGTCACCTCCGTAACTTTCACCGGCGACGGCACAGTATTATCTTCAACCCCATCAAGTGCAGTCACAACATCCGGCACCCTGACGGCAACACTTGCGACACAAACGGCAAACACGGTTCTTGGCGCATTGACCGCTACGACACCCTCAGATTTGGCATTGCCTTCGTGCTCAACCTCTGCAAGCGCCCTTAAATGGACTAGCGGCACAGGCTTCGGATGCAACACAGCCATTGCCGCCTCAACCGTGACGACGAATGCTAATTTGACAGGCGTCATAACCTCATCTGGCAATGCAACATCTATCGCGTCGCAGACCGGCACAGGGACGAAATTTGTTGTGGATACGTCGCCAACGCTAGTAACGCCAAACATTGGGGCGGCGACAGGAACGAGTCTGGCTGCAAGCGGCGCGGTTACCGACACCCAATCCATCGGCGTGACCAGCACCAACGGTCTCGTGCTAACCAACACGACGGCGGCGGCTTTAGGCGCCCAACAATGGTCACCGCGCCTCCACTTTGACGGACGCGGCTGGGAGACAAACACGTCCGCCAGCCAAGCAGTCGATATGATCGAGGAACTGCAACCCGTACAGGGCGCAGCCAACCCTTCGGGGAACCTTACCTGGAGCAGCTCGATCAATGGCGGCGCTTACGGCGCGTTGATGACACTCACGACAGCAGGCAGTGTCGGGATCGGGACAACCTCGCCGGAAGCGCCTCTTCAAGTCGGAGCCGCCAGCACCTCGAGCCGCCTTTATATATCCGGCGCGGCTTTCGCGGCCGGTAATCTCTCTACAGGCAGGCCGACAATTGACGATGCACAAATCGTTCTTGGACGTACCGCAACCGCGCAATCTGGGGGCATTGAATTCAACTTCTCGCCTGCAGGCGGCGGGTACGGCTGGAAACTGGCTTCGCCTAACTTCTCCAGCGGTTCTGACAATGGCAGCCTGCTATTCCTAGAGAGGAATAATTCAGCTACCTGGTCCGAGTATATGCGAATTTCGAATAGCGGCAACGTCGGGATTGGGACGACATCACCAGCATCCGAACTCGATGTGTACGGCAATGTCGCAATCGGCACAAGCTACGCTGGTGTGACGGCAGCTCCGACGAATGGGATGATTGTTCAGGGGTCGGTTGCTGTTGGGACTTCATCAGCCACGCCCGGAGAATTTACACTTCAAAATGCCTCTGCTCATGCAGGTCAGGCTGCTTGCTGGACAACGGGCGGGGCGGCTGGATATTGCACAACAGTTGTCGGAGCAACGGGCGCATGTACTTGCACAGGGCTTTAATATGACCATCCTATCCAACCTTACCACCGGCAAGGACAACAAAACCCACGACATCGCCCGTTGGGTAATGCTCGTCAACGCAACGATGCTGGCAGTTGTCCTAATTCTCGGCGTAGGCATGGATATTGTCGGCTATTGGCGCGAAAAGCCATTTCCCACGCAAGAGCTTTTCACATCTGTCTTGACTTATGTCGGCGGTGTGAGCGCATTGCTCACCTCTGGCGCGGCTGCGATCTTCTTTAAACGCACGACGGAACCAGATGGAGCGACGGAAGACATTGAAAGCATCACGAAAGGCAAGCAACCAGACGTAACAAACATAACCGTAACGCCAATGGAGTGACACCATGACAGATGAACCTAAGCGGAACCTCACAGATGCCGACATCGATGCCGTCATCGCTAAACTGAGAAGCGAGTTCTTCATGGATTTGGGGCGCGGGTTCTGGGGTATCGTCTGGCGGGGTATTATCATTCTTCTTATTGCAATCGCAGCTTATGGGGCACTTCACCGATGAACATCCTAATCACACTCGCGCTCGGCCTCGCTTACCGGATTCGTGGCGGTGGCTTTATCCGGCTCTTTGACTGGGAATACCGCATCCTTTGGGGTTCGGCTCTCGCGCTGGCGTACATCCTCATGAATGCGGCACACCCTGATCTGGCATACGCGTTTATGATTCTGCCGTTGGCGTATGCGTCAATGGCTTGGATACCGCATGCCGCGTTCCAGAACTCCGGCAAATGGCCTACTCCGCAAAAGGCTTGGCCTGCATTTTGGCTCCCAACGCTCACGGATGCCGAATGGACTTCTGCTGGTAGCTTCCTCCGTGCATTGTATGACTTCTGCGGTATGCAGGGCGTGGGGCTATTTCGCGGCCTTGTGGTGTTCGCGCCGTATGCGGCTACCCAATATGGCTTTCACCACGTTAACGCGCTGGACGGCGTGATTAGGGCTATTGGTGTGCTAATGGTTGGCCAACCAATTGCTTACGTTTTAGGCCAATATGTGCCATTTTCCTTGCCGTCGTTGGCTAAGAAGTCAACTGAGTGGTCTGAGTTTGGGGTGGGTTTAGTCTATGGCGTGGCCTTATCAATGTTAACGTGAGGGCTTGTAACACTTAACGCAGGGGCTTGTAATGGCAGACGACCCACTAGCACAATTTAACGCCCTCCAAATCCTCGCGCTTACCTGCCTAGGTGAGTCCGAATCCCTCGGAACCCGTGGCATGACAGGCACAGCATTAACGATTATGAACCGCGCCAACGCCAACCTTCACTGGCTCGGCGGCATTACGGTTCGCGGGGTATGCCTAAGACCAGCGCAATATCAAGTCTGGGATCCTGGCGCTAATCGTGACCGCGTAATCAACATCGGGCAGAACGACCCTTCATATCCTGCCTATGTCGAGGCTATGGAAATCGCCAAAAACGCAATGATGCTGGATATACCGGACTGGACAAACGGAGGGGTATCGTATTTCGATAGCAAGGCATGTGCGCCCCCGTACTGGTCAAAAGGCAAGAATCCGTGTCTAGTTGACGGGGATAGGTACTATTTTGACTTGGAGGCTATACGATGACCGGACTAACAAAATATCTCCTGATCGCATGCCTCGCTATTATGGCGATAGAGGGCATCCTGATTTACCACTACCGTATGCAAGCCCTTACCTATCAGCTTCAAGTCGCCCAAATAACATCCGGCCTGGACGTAGCGGCTGAGAAACAGGCGGTTAAAGCCGATACGATTAACCAAACGGCAATTGTTACCAAGCTCACACAGGCGAATGCAGACTTACAGAAGCAACTGGAGAACATCAATGCCATACAAAACGCACCTAAAGGCGATGATGCGCCTACCGCCCCTGTTCTTGTTAACGCTCTTAATAGGCTGCGCGTCGCCCCCGCCAGTCATTGAAATCCAGAAGGAACGCCCCCCTGCGGCTCTCCTAACGTGTCCTGACGCGCCTGCGGTTCCGATGGGCGGTTATACCCAGAAAGACGTTGCGCTGTACGTCACGAAGCTTTACGGGGCGTGGGATGGGTGTAAGAAGGCATTGGGGGATGTGGCGGGGTGGGCGAAGCGGATATAGAAAACCAGCCCGTATGCTTTCGCAAAGAGGGGCTGGTCACATCTACGACACCCGATCAGGCTTTTAGGTCGTAAATTGGTATTATGATACCACAGGCGGCGCGGCTTCGGCAACTGGTTCTACAACCGAAGTAACAGGCTCAGTTGCCATAGTAGGTGCCTCCGCAGCAACAGTAGCTACCTCAACCGGCTTATTCCGCACGAACGCCTTGAACTCATCCCACAATGCAGTCAGATCGCTGCCGATCTCCATAGCGAAGGCTTCAACATCTTTTACAAATTCCATCATATCAATCTCCCTCATTCTCCCGAACATTGAACGCCGTTCGGTGTGGCGTATTTCTATATCCTAACATCGCCCCGTATTCCAGTATCTTCCGAATAACTTTCTTCGGACAAGCATAACACCTCGTATGCTCGGCGTTCTTCTTGGAGTGCTTAATCATTCCACAAGCATATTGTATGTACAAACGGCGTACACCGAATAGCTCGGCGATGTAGGTGGGGGTGTAGTCGCGGCGCAAGTCCTCGATTATGCGACGCGCTTTCTGGCGGTCGGCAACGGTCACATCCATCGTTGTAAGAAATAAATCACAAGATGCGCTATTACAACTGCCATAACACCCATAAAGAACCAATCGATTCTCTCACACTTTACAGATTGCACACCAGCCTCAAACCCAATCCGGTTGGCTTCCGCGATGCGCGTCCATGTATCGGACGGTGGCGGGTCTATGTCCACAGGAGTGACGGTTGGCTTCTTCGTATGCTTCCGCACCGGCTTCTGCATGATCGTCGCGCCTCCCTCGAATATCTCACGGCCTGCGTCTGCGCGTTTGGGAAAGGGGCATTTCTTTTTGGGCATGGGGTGGCTCCTGTTAAGTAAGAAAATAATTGAATGATTAAATGACTAACTCCCGTTAGGTTTCGAGGCCGATTGCACTCGCGTAGAGTTCTAATAATTCGGACTCCTCGCGCCGCTTCTCAACCTCTTGTTTACGCAGCTTCACGATCTGGCGCAGGATTTTAACGTCGAATCCTACCGACTTGCTTTCCGCGTACACCTCGGTCAAATCAGACGTAACGGCGTCCTTATCTTCATTCAGTTTTTCAATCCTTTTGATAAACGACATCAGCCGTTCACCAGATACGCCCCCGACCTCAGCCATTTGCGGCCTCCGGTGCTGGCGCCTCGTCGGCCTTCTCGGTCGCCTGATTAACCATCAGACCGCGCCGCAACGCCTCCGCGTATATCAGAGACAATTCGTTCGCCACAGCCAGGCACAGGCGCGGGTTATTACAGGTCGCCGTCGTGAGCAACTGCATCGCGGCCTGCGTGATCTGCCCGAGAGTCTGCCCTGCCATGTTCGCCATTGCCTGCGCGCGCACCTGCTCGTTTATCAGCGCGGGATCGGGGGTGTCTTGTAGGGTCGCTTGGGTTTGTTCATCGGTCATCGGTAGTTCTCCTTCATTCGTCGCAGCTTTGATCGCCGTGCGACTGGGGCGATGGGGGTTAGTGGTTGCGAGGATATAAACCAAGACCGGACGGTCCGTCTATGGCAGTTCCGGTGGCGCATTGGTTAGCAGCATTATATTTTTGTTCAACACAATCTTTTTCATACGCAAGGCGCTGGCGTTCGCTCCGGCGTTTATTTAGATCAGTTTGCGCTTGTGTGAGAATGACTTGCAAAACGTCATCGTGTTCAAACGATGCGGCATGATCTTCGTATCCCTCGATAACCAAAGTAATGCCTTGGCCTTTTTTGATATTCAGAACTGCGTTATCCATTAGGTGTCCTCATTTCGTCAGATTTGTTCATGGTCATATTTTGGGGTTATAGATTGTCGGCATTTTCAATTAGATCGGCAACGGCTTCCTGTGGCGTCTTGCCGTAACCCATCAGCATATTCCCATCGTCATCCGGTTCGTCATTGTCGAATTTCGCACACCAATCAAACTGTCGTGCCGGAATGGGAGGGTGAACAAAGTGAACAGTTATATTGTCAGTTCTCATGGCTTTTTTTTGGGGGATTGAGTTTCTATTTTGTGTTTGACACTTGACTTGGTGCCTAGGGTTACTGTATACGGGTTCTGTAACGGTCTGTCAACCCCCTTGTCAAATACTGGTCTAAAATGAAGAAACGCGGCCCCAAAAAGAAGCACTACATTCACGTTGTTGCAAAAACAACCGTGAAATGGAAACGCCCGAAGGACGGTCAAATGATGCTCGGCTATGCCCGTGTTTCTACCAACGACCAAAATAATCAGCGGCAAGTAGATGAGCTGGTAAAATATGGTGTAGCCCCCGAAGATATTTTTCAGGACAAGCAAAGCGGCAAGACTGTTGATCGTGCGGCATGGCAAGCCTGCTTCCGCGATTTGCAAAAAGGCGACTTGCTGGTGATATATACGCTTGATCGCCTTGGCCGAAATCTCAAAGATTTAATTGATATTGAAAAACATCTTTTTGAAAAAGGCGTTCGCCTAAAAGTTATTGCCCAGGACATAGACACGACAAACGCCTCTGGCCGCATGATCTTTCACATTCTCGGGGCATTGGCGCAATGGGAGCGTGAATGGAATTGGGAACGTACAAAGCATGGCTTGAACTCAGCGCGTGAGCGCGGCGTGATAGGCGGCAAGCCTTCGGATTATACAGATGAAGAAATCAAGGCCGCATTAAAGAAGGCTGGCTCGGACAAGGGCGCGGCTAGGATTGTCGGCTGCAAGCCTATCACTATCAAGCGTAGGCGAGAGATGTGGGAAGAAGGCCGTGTCCTGCAACTTGATGTAGGCAAGAAGGGCAGCAGGAAATGAGCGCATATTACAACGAATGGGAAGCTTACCCCGCGCAATGGCTTCGCAACCTAATCAAAGCCGGATTGATCGCCCCCGGCGATGTAGATGAACGCAGTATAAAGGATGTAAAAGCCGATGACCTCAAAGGATATACCCAATGCCACTTCTTCGCAGGGATCGGTGGATGGTCTTACGCTCTGCGTCTCGCTGGATGGGATGACGACAGGCGAGTGTGGACAGGATCATGCCCCTGCCAACCTTTCAGCGCAGGCGGCCTCGGCAAAGGCGAAAACGACGAACGGCACCTGTGGCCGGATTTCTATTGCCTCATCGCGCAATGCAAGCCTCCAATCGTCTTTGGAGAACAGGTTGAGAGCAAGGCTGGGAGAGACTGGTTCGCGGGAGTACGAAACAACATGGAAGCATTGGGATATGAAAGCGGGGGAGCCGATCTGTGCGCTGCGAGCGTCGGTGCGCCTCACAAGCGACAAAGAATTTTCTGGGTGGCAGACGCCATCGGCTCACATGTCATCGAGTGGGAGAAAGTGCAGCGACAAGCTGAATCTACAGGGGGAAGCTGGGAGCAATTCCAAAAATTCGACAGTCCCGATAAAAGAGCGCGGCGTATTGAGCAGGGAACATCTCCGTTGGCTTATGGGGTTTCCTTCCCAATGGGATCAGTGCGAGCCTATGGGAACGCGATTGTGCCGCAAGTAGCCGCAGAATTTATAACTGCCTTTATGGAGGTAAGACCATGAGCGATCAGAAAACACAAACGACGAAAAGCAAATGGAGGCCAATAGCGTCTTGCCCAAAAAACATTTGGGTTCTGTTTGGCGAGGGTTGGGGTCGAATGGTTATCGCCATGATGGGAGAATCAGGGGTTATTTCAGATGATGTAAATTCATACGATGATGATGGCTTGACCCACTGGCAACACCTTCCAGATGAGCCTCCATTCCCCAAGAATAAGAAAAATGCGAACAGGCCAATCCTTGTGGGGGAGAAATAATGACAACTCAAACGACTCCCAAGACGATTCCTGCGCCGCCAAACTCGCGGCAGGCCATCGCGTTCGCCATTGAGATTGACGATCATTATGATCGCTTGGAATTTCTAATCGCATTTAATGATGGCGACGATCTATCGGAATGGTTGGATGACTATATCGAATGGAAGGGGAAGCAGAATGTCTAATCCACAAACGACGACCTACGAGCAGAAATATGCCGCCGCCGAAGGACTTGTGAATTACCTAGAAGGCGACATGAGCCATGGCAGCAAAGTAAGCGCCGTCATGGATTTTGCCCAGCGCGTTTATGACATGGCAAGAGAGCATGAGAGGGAGGACATTCGTGCAAGAATCTAAAACCACGCTTTTGCCATGCCCGTTCTGCGGTGAAAACCCTTACCCTATAAGCGACCGATATGATGCAGGAACAATTATAGGACGGACGCTAGAATGCCGGTGCAATGTATTTCTTCATCGCAGTCAATGCTGGATTGATGATGCTCACACACGCTTGGAAACGATGGATAAGTTGGACGCTGATTTAACTAAAAGATGGAACCGCAGGAGTTATCCATGAAAACTGAAACCACAACGGGTCAGTCATGAGCTTCACAGACAACACAACCGGAAAGTTTGAATGGGGAACGCCACAACGATTATTCGATGAACTCAATAAAGAATTTGAGTTCACGGTGGATGTTTGCGCCAACAAAGAATTGGCAAAATGTGCGCGCTATTACGATAAAGAAATAGACGGATTAAAACAGGATTGGACGGGCGAAACATGTTGGATGAATCCTCCTTATGGAGCCGCCATAGGTACTTGGCTCAAGAAAGCATACGAAAGCCATGCGACTGTGGTGTGCCTTGTTCCCTCTCGGACAGACAACAAGTGGTGGCATCAATGGGTAATGATGGCAGACGAGATCCGGTTCGTGAAAGGACGGCTACGATTTCAGGGTGCAGGGGATGGAGCAAAATTTCCTTCTGCAATAGTGATCTTTAGAGCAAAGCCATGATGACTAAAATTACGCCGCAAGAAATGATCGCATGGCTAGAAAACGCCATAAAGCGCAGAGACAGAAATCTGCACACAGATACATCTTCCAAAATGGAAAGAGCCATTCTTGCTTACATAAAGGAAAAAAGAAATGACTGACAAACCAGTAACCACGCCTAGTCGTCTATTCAAATCAGATATGGCGCAAGTCGCATGGGATCACGGCGCATCTCATTTCGCCATTCAATGCGAGATGATTTACGATCTTCAAATGGCATTTAGAAAGGTCAAAAAATGGCTGACAAGACAGTAACGACTCTGAGTGAAGTGACGAAGTTGATCGCTGACTATGTTGATTATGGGCAGAAAGAACTCAACCATAGTGAATCTGCCTACCGCAGCCGCGATGGGAAGATAACTTGATCATCGACAATCGGTGCGAAACGCAACGATATAGATGTTGAAATAAGTATCTCCGTAACTTGTAAGAAAATAGCTGATAGGGAAATATGAAAACAGTAACGATGCCCTCACAACGCGCAAAAGACTTCATGGGCTACATTAAAGGCCATAGCACTACAGATGCTGATGGAAACACTGTTTTTAATGAGGCTGAGATTATGTGTGAATTAGACGCTTTACTACATAAAGCATTCTATAGTGGGGAAGAGTTTTCAAACGACAACAGATGAACTGTTTCAATAACAGTTATAAACATTGAATGAATACCCACAGCTATCCGGTACTTTCTTCTTGACTGCACCGTAAACATTCCATTCATGGGTTGCCACTGTCACAAACACGATAACCAGTATAAGACCCAGAAGGTTCTTCACCTTGAATACCCACGCTTAACGCTTCCTCTGATCGCCAGAAGCATCCCGAATGTGGGCGGCAAGCGATATGGAAACACCTTACTCAACACCCACGGGACAAACCCTACGTTCTTGAATCCTACGGCAACGCCGTGTTTGGTATATTTGGTTGTGCGGATTAGGTTCATTTCTTCCATCCTGGGGTTAAATCAGCCAGTTGAACCTGACAGGCTGACATGGCTGCGACCTTTGAGGTGTTGGCGTGAAGCTGCGCGGTGAAGTTGTCTATGCTCATACTGAGGAAGATTAGCGCGAGGGCTATCATGGTTAGGCCGAATTGTTTGATGAGGTAGATCATGCGGCGGCCTTTTCCAAATCTGCCAACCGCTTCATATCAGCCAGTGCGTCCTCATTCGAGGCATAGAAATTAGGTATCCGCTCGATCTTTGGATCGCTTTTGATGTAAATCATCGCGGCTGCGGCTGGTGTACCAATTGCCCATTCAAGAGCTGCGCCGCCTTCACCAGCAAGCTTAACAATCCAACCTGCACGGCAATGAGTGGTTCCACAAGAGTGATGCCATGTTGACATATCCAAAGCTTCAGGAGGCACAGAGGCGGCATTGTAGAGCGTTTGATGAATATTCTTGATGAATGGCACACCGCTCAGGTCGCTGCCGCTCAGGTCGCTGTCGCTCAGGTTGCTGCCGCGCAGGTCGCTGCCGCGCAGGTTGCTGCCGCTCAGGTTGCTGCCGCTCAGGTCGCTGTCGCTCAGGTTGCTGCCGCTCAGGTTGCTGTCGCTCAGGTTGCTGCCGCTCAGGTTGCTGCCGCTCAGGTCGCTGTCGCTCAGGTTGCTGCCGCGCAGGTTGCGTTTTTCTTTTAAGGCTTGCTTGATGGCTTCACCTCGTTGAGTGCGAAGCGTGTCTGTCTTGTGCCTATCATCGATCTCAACCTCAAAAGCGATTTCGGATGAGAAGCGACGTTCAAAACTTATCTTCATGGTAGATTCCTTTAGTTGTTAGATGTTGCGTTCAAGTGCTTCTAGTGCCCTGGCAGATTCTTCTTTCGTCAGGTCAATTCCTTTAGGGCTATCAACTGACCAATCCGAGATATGCTCACCTGTCTCGAAACGATTGGGCGAGACCTCGTATTCGGTTTGTCCGGATACCTCAACGTCTATTTCCTCGTCATTGCGAATGATTGTGATGCTGGCTGAGATCATTTTGCTCTCCTGAAGGATTGGGTTAGGCGGTCGATTATTTCACCGGAAAGTGTCCTGTTGTGCTTTTCTGCGTCGGCAATAAGCCGAGTCAGAAGCGGTTGGGGAATCCTTACAGCGGTGATTTTCGTTTCCATGACTTTGACCCTATCAAACTGTTTCACACTGTGCAACAGGTATTTTATATCATTCGGCAATTAGCAATATTATTGCTTGCTAGAGCAATCGTACATCGCCGTAGGCTTCCTAACGGTCGGCACATAGCAAGCCGCATGGTGAGCCGGACAATAATACCGCCCTCCCGTATCATCCCCACAGCACGTTAATTCTCGCGCTTCGCCGATAATGTAGCCACATTTTCCGTGCGCTGGCGGCCACGCTATTGGCTTGCAGGAGGTCTTTACTTTGGATTCGAGGACAGGTTTTGAATCCGTATTGGGGATGATGCCACGTTGAAGGGCAATCGGCTTGGGCTTAACTGGCAACACCACCTTCGCCAGCGCCTTCTTGCGCCGATGCCTCACAGCCGCCACGCCCTGCGGATGCACCCTATTGGCAAACGCCGTCAACGGTATGCTCTCGCGTCGGCATAGGCCGATCATCGCGTTTTTGGTCGTGCCAAATTCAAATGCAAGCTGTTGGGCTGTCATGGTTTTTGCCAAGGTTCGGATGCGGGGTAGAAGGTGGAGATATTTTGAGGTAGGTGGCATACTGATTCATTCCTTAGGTTGACAATTATCATACATGTGATACAAGATAATGCAAGGGAGAAAAAAATGAAACGCTTGAAGAATCACATGTCGCTATACATTGCGATACCGAAACAAACGCATGATTTCATCGAGGCGCTTGCGGAGAAAAACGGGCGTACACTCGCGTCGCAAATTCGCATCATGTTGAATAAGTTAGTAAAGTGAAAAAGGTTTCGCATTTCCGCCGTGAGCCCCTCAAAGTAATAAAGAAATACACGGATGAGGAGTTGGATGCGCGTTGGGATGATGAAACGCCATTCCAATGCGAGGCTCTCAGATTCATCTATTGCCTTGTTGATCCCGTAGAGTTAATTGAGTGCCTCGCAATTCCTGGCGGTTCTGCAAGGGTTGGCAGACGCGGAGGGGCTGATTTGAAGGTTATGGGCGTCCGGTCGGGCGTATATGACATTATGCTCTTGTGGCGCAATCGTGGGGTGGCATTTATTGAGTTGAAGGCTGGTAGCTCCCCTAGTCCTGCACAGAAGGAATTTGGGGGGTATTTAACCACGGCTTCTCACCTTGGAAAAGTTTGTCGAACGCTTCGTGACATTTTGGAGTTTCTTCAAACGTGTAACCTAAAATGTCGTGATACTTCCCATTCGCCCTAACCGTTATCGTCGTTGGGTTCCGCAATGTTTTCTGCAACTCTAAACAACCCGTTACGTCCTTTGGCGGCAACTGATTAGAGCGTTTGCGCCACCATGCCTCAAAGCGTGATCGCTTATCGGATTCCGGAGAAGTCCATTCTGGAAAGGTTTTTATTTCCTCGTTTACGATATATGTAGCCTTGAACGTGTCGGGGCGTCCTTCTTTGCGATGACGCGAATAGTGAACGGAACGAACGGTTAGGGTGCGAATGTCGAGTTGGTTGGAGAGTAGAATTGAACCGGATGCTTTGTCAGATATTTTTAGTGATGTATCAATGGGGAATACATATCCACATTCTTTGCACTCTCTCGCGCTTGCTGGTACTACGCTCATGCAATTCCCGCACATTTTAACAGGGGCTTCGCCCAACCCGCTGCTTTCTTTTGCTTTTACCCTGATCTTATCTAGCGGCCCAAAAAAAGAGCCATTATCGGGGAAGTCGAGTACCTTGCAGTCCTTCTTGCCATCAGCAAGACGTAAGCCACGACCAAGACCTTGCGTCCATATAATGGGGCTTTGAGTTGGTCTTAGGAAAGCTATTAAGTCGATTTGGGGAATATCAACGCCAGTAATCATAACTGCATTATTGGTGACGCAACGAATTAAACCGTTCTTATAATCCTCAATTATTTTGTCGCGCTCAATTCGCGGTGTTTCGCCCGTTACTGTCTCGCAACTATACCCTCGCGCCCTTATCGCATCACGCACAGCAAAAGCGTGTTCTATGCCGGAGCAGAAGGCCAGCCAGCATTTTCTATCTTCTCCTTGTGCAACAATCTCGGTCACACAATTCTGTGTTATGCTGTCGATGTTCACAGCAGCCTGTAGTTGGCTTTCGATATAATCTCCGTTCCTTTTCCCCACTTTAGAAACATCTAGCTTCGTAACAGTTCTGTGACTGAATAGGGGCGACAACCAACCAGCATCAATCAGGCTAATAATGTCTATGTCATAAACCACTTCGTCAAAAAGCGTTCCTTCGCCTTCCGTAATCAATCCCTGCGTCAAACGAAACGGGGTTCCAGAATAGCCAACTACACGAAGCTCCGGATTGGCGATTCGCAAGTCTCCGATGAACTTGTGCCAGATACCAACCTGACGCTTGTTAATGTGATGGCACTCATCACAGATAAGAATTGCTGTTGATGGGAACTTGAACGCTTTGCGAAAGACCGATTGTATGGAAACAAAAGTTACCTTGCGAATCTGCTTTTTGTTTAATCCAGCCGAATAGATTCCTGTGTCTCCTTCCGGCCAGATTGCCTTTAGCTTCTCATAATTCTGTCTGACCAATTCCTTCGCGCTCACGGCAATAATAATGTTTGTCGCTGGATGGATTTCTATGGCGCGGCGGCATAATTCTGCAATGAGGATAGATTTACCGGAGCCAGGCGCAGCAGAGATTACTGGATTGCCTGATTTCGTCATCAGGTAGTCAAGCGTCGCTTGTGTGGCGGCTTCTTGGTAGGGTCTTAAAGTATATGACATTAATCAACATAGCTTTCTCCGCGAAGAACGCGGCCTATTGTTGAGTCTGAAACTTGATACTTTTCTCTTAATTGCTTCCTTGTAAGACTGGATTTTCTGATTTCATCAGCTTGTTTGTTTGTCAGGACTGATATTGGCCTATCTTCTCCATATCCATCATAAGCCCTACCCTTTTTTTTCATATCAGCCATATTATCTTTATGCGTACCAATAAATAAATGATGCGGGTTTACGCACAATGGATTGTCGCAATGGTGACATACACATAAACCTTTTGGGATTTCTCCAACAAATTTTCTATATGAGAATCGGTGTCCATTTTCGGATGCAGAACCATTCCAATGTCTAGCATACTGCCTTTTTGGATCGCTTCCCCTTGTAGAACCAGTCCAGTTCCAGCAATCGTCTTTGCCCTTTTTATTGGTTCGCGCCCAAAAGCTTTCCATAACATCATCTATTACAAGTCGAGATACATCCAGTGTCCCGTGTTTCTTCATTCTTGAATAATGTTTCTCGCACATCCATCGGCATATGGCTGGTCGCCCACAATCTTTTATTGAACATACTTTCTTTTTATCTTTCGTTTTACCTTTTTTCATTTTAGGCAATGATCGAAGATTTTTATTCATAATTAAACTCCTGTAGTTGGACTAACAGACACTATACTAAAAAATATAGGGCTGTCAATCCAACTATTTCCCGTCCACCCAAACGCTCTTATCCTTCATGTTGTAGGTAATCGTATTCCCCAAAACCTCCTTAATCTCACCAGCTACGAAACTGGGTATGAAAAGATGATTCGCGCATCCCTTGAGTTGTTCCTCATAACTGATTTCTTTCTTATGGAAATTACATTCCCATTTCCCATCCGCTACGGGCGACGAATGTACGCACGTTCTGCAATTCCTTTCCGGCAGCTTTTTGTTGTGACAAACATCGTGCATCCCACAAAACTTGCAATCGAAGAACGCAGGATCGCGTGAGATGCCTTCGGGCGCATCGTTTGCATAAATTATGCGACGGGCTTTTTCGATTAGGCTCTTAGCGAATCCGTTATCCGCTTCTGTTCTTACGCTTAACCAATCCCTCGCCCCTGGCGTGGCGAAAACATGGAACGCTCTTTCTCGCTTTCGCTTGAACATATAAAGCACGATCTGGGCGTAATAAACTGGACTGTATTTTCTTAATGCCAACTTTTCGCCAAGTTCTAGCTTATATTTTTTCAGCTCGTTAAACTTTTTCTCACCAACTGCCTTCGCCTCGAAAACGTGAACCGTTTTTGGGGCTTCGATTAAGCCTTCGATTTCTCCATCCAGGTGTCCGGCAAAATGCCCATCAACATCGACGATCTCGATCTGCTCTTTTCCGGCTCCTTCTAGTTTTATGTGGGGAACAAGTTTAATTTGCTCAATAACCGTATTCTCGGTGATATGCCCATCCCTGAACCGCTTGAGTGTGGGGGCGTCAAATGTCTCTTTGAGGAAACGAAACCGATACCAGAGCTTCCGACTGCATGACTCGCCAATCGAAGAAGCCCCCAAATAAGGCCGAGGCGGCTCTTTCTTCGATTGCTCAACCAGCGCATCGTCACAAGCTTTAAGCGTTTTATCTGCGTCGAAAAGCGAGGTTAAATCAACCATTTTGTTATTATCCCCATTTTATGGTATAAGAATCCCCCTCGCCATCGCTCTACTCAAAGACAACGAGGGGGTTCTTCTGCTAGGTAGCAGCCTTCCGCGCCCACGGTGAACCAGCAGCGCCAACTGCGGGTGTCGCCACGACAGGAGTGGGCGGAACACTAGCCCCTGCCGATCCGGTATCCTTGGATTTGCTCTTACGGTGAGCCTCAATCTGCTCAACCGTCCAAGCTACGGGGTAATAGCCCTTAACCTTGTTCTTGGCTTTATAAGTCACTCCATTTTTTGTGGATTCAGGATCAATATCAACATATGCCTGAACCTCCTTAAACAGCAGTTCTTCGCTGTTTCGCAGCGTCGTCAGCCCGACAGCCCATGCGAAGCTTTCAAGCTGCTCTGTGGCGATTTTAACGGTGGTGGCGTTCTCATTAACGATGTTGTAGCCCTCCCATAGCTTGCGCTTGGATTCGATGGCCTCGAACTCGATGGAAATGTACTTCCCGCCCGACTTCGTGTCTTTCAGTTCCTCCTTGAGCGCGACGATCTTGTAGTAGCCTTTTGGCAACAGCGTGTATTCGGGTGCGCTGTGGTCCTGGGCTTGGATGTTTAGGGATGATAGATCGGCCATTTTAGTTACTCCTTTGGTTGTTAGTCGTTACAAAAGATAGATGATTCCATCCACCTATCCTTTGATCTTTGTTGTTCAACATCTACCGCCATTTTAAGAATGTTGAGCAAATGCCTATTGGTTAGCTGTATTTCGCCATTCTTTTTGACTGACTTTTCCAGCACCTCAATAATGATATCGATGGTTTCCATTATTTAAACTTCTCGAAATAAGGAATATCCTTGCTTATGAGATTCCATACATTCGCATCGAACGGAAGGGAAGCCGGAAGATTATAGCGATTGCCAGCGCGGAAGCTTGGGAGGCTTTCTGTCATGATCTCGCGTCCGTCCGACGATCCTACGGCCTTCTTCTTGGCGTTCTTGTCTCCCTTCTTGCCCTCGTCATCAGCGAGAAACATCTTTTTCTTGGCGAAAAAGATTGCATCCGAGAACTCCATAAACTTCTCTGAAGCTTTCTCGTTCATCTTGAGGGTAAAGCGGTCATAGCTGCTGCCATCTGGCGGGCTATAGGATTTGATATGCGAGTGAGCCAGCATGATAACCATCATATTGCGCTCATTGCGTAGTGCGTTGAGGCAATCAATGATTTGCACCCAGTAATCCATCGCAAATCCGTATCCCTTGCCAAATCCATAGTCATCAATGTTTTCGATAACTGCGCCCTTCTCGCTCTTCGGACGATCCCTGATAAGCTGTTTCCAAACAATTGGCTCAAACCAATCTAGTGTGTCGATGACAACTGTTTGGAAGTCGTGCTTTTGGGTTGCTAAGACACCAATCGCATCAAGGAAGTCCTCGAATGATTTGATGTCCCAACTGGTCAGGTCAAGCTTGCCTTCGCCGTCCTCGGTGCGGAGAAACACGGGGTTAGGTGCGTTCGCGGCGAAGGTCGTCTTGCCGATTTTTTCTTCCCCATAAAGCAAGATACGAGGTGGTGCTTTTGATACACCGGTTTTTAGGGTTTCGAGTGAGATCATGTTAGTTTACTCCTTGGTTGATCGTTACATTGCGATAAAAAGTTGCGGAAGCTGTGCAAAAGAATTGAAGTGAGCCATGTATTTCTTATGACGATCAATAGAACTAGCGTGTTCTTGCTCTATTTCTTTTTTCATTTCCAGCAATCTATCCTCCCCGCTTGCGATAAATTTTCTTAAAAAGCCGAATGTATAAGGGCTTTTTTCTTTTATCCAAAAAGCGGTCTCATTATAAAAAGTCATGTTAATTTTATCGTCGTCTATTGGTTCTCTTTCATTGCAAATATGGTTCGTCCATGTTGTTATGGTCTTTGGAAGATGCTCCTTGACATCTTTAATTGCATCAGCAAGACCTTTTCGTTCACGGGATAAATCTCTCAACTTCTCTTGATATTGATATATCTCCCTTTTCTTTATGGGAGAACGACAAAGTTTGTCGTTAATTTGCCAGACAAGATGTAAATCCCCCTCATTTTCCTTCCAAAAATAATTTACATGCCCCCATGCTGTGCCGCGTAGATCAATGTTATCATTAAGGATAGGCTCATTAGGAAGTTGCCGAAAAACAGATAAAGTCATCTGTTTTCCAGAAACCGCCAATGCCTTAATCTCAACTGAAAGGGTTTTGAGATTTACGTCCTCTATATCTACCAAACGGATAAGTTTGCTCATTCCTTTTCTCCCTTAACTTTTACAGTCGGATTCCCTCTTGCAACTGTCCTTGCAGGAATGAATTGAGCCTTGATGGGTTCAGGCCAAGCTTTGAACTTACTTTCCGAAATATCATATTCAATTTTTATATAGTCGGAAACCTTCTCGCCAGCATCAGCGATTTCTTTTGCTATCACGGCAAGCTTCTCTTGATCGTAAGAAACTTTTTTCCCGTACGCGACTTCAAAGTTGCCGACGTGAACCGTTCCGTATGGTTCGTCCTTCGCGGCAAGCAACGCTTCGAGTTCATCATGCTTGCGCGCGACAAAAGTCTCAACAATGCGTTTTTTCTGTTTGGAGAGTTCGGAGAGTTCTTTTTCAACCTGAGAGAGCGATGTTTCGAGCATCTCATCGGTGAATTTTTGGTAATCGGTATCGTGGTTGCTCATTTTCAGTTCCTTTTCGTTCGTTTTGCTGGATGGAATAAAACCATCACTTGATATTGAGATGTTACCACGGTATAAAAGAGCGCGTCAAGACAATTTATCACATTTCTGTTATAGGGTTAAAAAATGGTTGATATGACGGAAACCGAAGCATGGGCAATAACTAAAGCCGGGCAGGTTGGAGGCGAATACCTTGACGAATTACGCATTACCGATCTGTCTCGCCTCACAATGGGGCAATACTCGGTTTATGTGCGCTGCATCGTTAGCTCATATTTGGGGGAGATTGCTCGGCTTCAAGGGACTCCAACAAAAGACGGAGTTCCTTTTTAGCTATTTGCACCAACCAATAAGCATCATTAACCGGCTCATATAAATCGTGCGTTTCGTCCAGGTTCTCATTGAGATACTTGATCGCCTCGAAGCACCATTCCATCTTTTGAATGATATCGGCTTTTTGTTCAGAGAAGTTTGACATATACCGTTGGCCTCCCCACATTGCCGTTATTATTCCGGCTCTCAATGGCTATAATCTCGGCCTCCTTCATGCCGCCCAACATTTCATCGAAGTCGCGCCGTTTAACTTTCTTCATGGCTCGTGCGAGTTCAAACTTTCTCATCTCGCCTTTGTTCTTTTCGAGAAGTCGTACAAACTCGTTATGCAGTTCTTCCCATTGGTTATCAGCCATGTGGCTGTTTGCCAGCTTGTTCATGTACTGAACGGATAAATCAACATAATGCCGCGCTGTCTCGATATGTTTCTTTTCTATGATTTTCTTCTTTTCCGACAAACAATAAATGAGTGCGATCTTGATAATATTTTCCCGATACCTTCCCCACAATGCGCCGTTGGGTTCGTCACGCTTCTTGCATTGCAAGTCGAGAAGATCGCAAGCATCCTTCCAGCAATCACCCCACTCGATATTTTCCGGCTCTGGCTCGAATGTCGCTGATGTGCTTGCAGCCAAGCTATTGCCATCCTGCAAACCTCCTAATGCCCTCCATCCATCAACAAGATGTTGTGGGGTTCTCGTCGTGTCGTCGATGTCGTGGCATGGCATTGCGCCATCATCGCCAGGAAGAACGATAAAGCGGTTTAATTCCCCGCTTTTTATCCCCTCTTTCGATATTGCGGCGGCGTAAATATCCTCGGTTGTCGTACCGTAAATACAAAGATTTGGACAATGGAGAATCATTGAGTCCATCTTCTCAGTCGCGTATGTTCCGTGTTTATAAAGGCTGCTGCTGGTAGAATAGAGCTGAAGCAATAACCGCCCCACCGCCTTAATGTGCGCGGCTGCTTTCTGATCTTTCAAACCTTTCAGGAAATCGCCAAATTCGTCGATCATCATAACTTGGCTTGCCTGAACCGTGAGTGATTTAACAATACCGGAATCTGAGCGTACTCCATTGTCGCCCAGAATATTCTTTAATCCGGCTTCGTTTGCGAGATTCGCAATGAGTTTGCGAGAATGATCTTTACCTGCTGATGTTCCGGCAACACCAACCGTGTAAATGTTCGTTCGCGTGTTTAATTTGCTTGTGCGATATTTGCGCCCGAATACCGCGCCCAATGTCGCCAGCACGTTCAGGGTTGCAAGAACTGGCTGCTTGAATGTCGCGCTGTCTGTAATCCATTTCACAGTTTCGCCAATCAACCCGTCAAACTCCATGACTTCTATCTTTATCGACGATGTTATCGCTGGCTTTATCTTTCTTTTGTTCTCAACAATCGCGCCAATATCAACGGATGCCATTTTTTTATGTGGCACAACCTCATACTTCCTCGTCCACCCATTCATTTGCGCGTGATGAACAAGCGTCCCTATCGTTATCGCGCCACCCTTAAAACTGTTCCAATGTTCGTAACATCCGTTTTTCTTGTACTTCGGGCTGTTCTTGCTCCATCCATCCCAAACGCCCAGCGATGCGCCTCCGGCCTTCAACGCCATGCCGATTTCAATCCATTCGTGATAGCCTATATCAGCCGAGATACACGAAAGCATATCTTGAATTGTTTCTTTATCGAATGTTTCATCGTAAGAGGAATAATCTTTGTATTCTCTTACAATTTCAGCTTTTGGTTCTGGCTTATAAATAACGCTCAATAATTTGTTGATGTCATCGCCATTGACGAAAGCATCGTTGAAGTCGCTATCTTTTGGGGGAATAGAAACAAACCCATCACATGCGAGTGCGGCTTTTTCTGCGAATTTAATTCCCGCCTCGTCGTTATCCGCCGCGATAACGATGACGTTCTGGCATTGCGCGCGAATGTTCTTTGCTACGGCGGGAAGGTTGCCAGCAGAAAAGGCGCAAACAACGGTGGCGTTTGTGGCTTCGGCAATGGATGCGCTGTTGCCAAAACTTTCGGTTATGTAAATTACAGTGTTTTCGGATTCTTCATTGAGAACAAAATAGTTTGAGTCCACCTTGCTTTCAAATTCGAATTTCTTCGCGCCGTTTTTATCAATCGTCTGCAATCCGCAGATAACACGATCTTTATTGTAAATGGGAATGAGCAGGTTTTCGTTTTGTTGTTTGGTTCCGTATGGTTTTATTTTCTTTCGCGCAAGATAACTATTGTTTCTCGTTGCGGGTAAAGCTGCATCCCATGCAAACAAAAACTTGTTCTGCGTGGATTTATTGTTCCACGGGGTGACGTAATTATTTGATGCCATTTGTGGGGGATCTCGCGGTTGGCGCGGGTCTGAGGGAAACCGCGAAGAAACCCCCAGACCAGCTCCCGAAAACGTACCCGAATAATCGTTTTGATGTAAGTCAAAACTTACGAATATTTTATATCGTAAGCGGAATTATTATTATCGGTAATAACTTCCAACAATTTAACAAGTGTCTTGCTCGGCTTCTCATGACCTTTCTCAAGTCGCCATAAGGTCGTCAAGCTTACGCCAATTAGATCACAAAATTCTGCTTGTGTAAGTTCTAATTTCTTGCGTAGGGAGAGAATTTCATCGTGTGTCATGTGTTCCATTTAATCCCCGCATCTATGCAAGCCCTACGCGCTATCTCGCGTAGCTTCCATTTCGGCATTGATACAGCGTGTTGACGCCCGGCGCTGCTACAATCGGGATCGAGGCCGGATGCAATGGCTCGGATTGCTTTGGTGAAGATGGCGAGGGTTAGCTCTTGTGTATTGGTCATTAATCTTTCCCTTCTCGCGCTGAATAATAATCTCCCATAATCACGCGAGCGTCTGATTCGTGTTTGTTGTCGCCCAAGGATTCGGTTATGAATTGCGCCCCGTATCCGCGCTTATCCATATCAAGAGCGCGTAGAGATGCCTGACATGCGACAATGACTGCCTCATTCGCTTCCCCTGCGCGTTCGCGGTCGAGGATTAGGAGGATTCGGGCGCGGTCGCTTAGTAAATCACTCATTGCTAATCTCCTGTTGGTGTTTCAGCCTTTTCGCCTTGCGTTTTTTGTTCCCGATAATCTGCATCGGCTTTTTCCCGCAAGCTTTCTGGATGGGGTTGCGCTTCATGCGTTCGAGAATCTCTTTAGCTGATATATTTTTCATGCTGCTACAAGCTCCATTCCATGCCGCTCCGCAACTCTCCGTACGCGCTCGCATACCCTTGCGCCTGCGAGGTTGGCGGTTTGCTCGGTTCCGTAATGGGCGCCTGACACTACGCGAACGAACGGGCGATCATAACCATTTTCATATACCGCGAATCCGAAGTTTCCGCCCTGATCTGGATAGTGACAGACTAGATAACCGAAGCGTTCCATTATTTCACCTTTAGGGCTGAGGCTGGTATCGCGGCTGCTATAGCTGATATCTGCTCCCCGTAATATCTTGAATGGGATTTAATCGGCATATAAACAGGCGTGGCGCGTTCGATTACCTGCGGCCCTGGTGGCGTAAAGTTTGGGTTTAGCAGGATGCCGAAGGAAAAGCACAAGATGGATACCAAGGCGTATTTCATCCTCTCACCGCCTCCCCATAATCCCTAACCTTCGCGGCTTTAGCTTCTCTCAAAGCTATGATCTTATCGGCAAGGTTTAATCCCTGCGCGGCAAGTTTTGCTCTTGCGTAGTCCTCATCGGCTTGGTTCAGTTTGGAAGCCGTTTCGGGAATGTTGGTTAGCCAAGTCATGATTTATTCCTTTTCGATGTTTGTTATGGCATTTAGAACAGCCCTGCGCGGAGTTCTTCCAAGGCCATTAACATAAAGTTGTGTTTCTTCCTGTTGCGCTTCTGTTAGCAAGAACCAGTCATCGTATGGCTTGCCATCACGACATATCATGCACGCCACACGCCCCTTAATGGACATATCCATAGTTGTTATGCGCCAACCGTCAGGCAATCTAGGAAGTGCAGCGTTTTCCAAGTCTGCCAATGCAGAAATCCCTTCGGCTTTTATGCGTCCTTTAGTTGGCGAATCAATTTGAACCGCCAAAACTTCTATGCAATGCCGTACCGTCTCTGCGTCGTTCATTTTGTTTCGTCCTTGCGTTCTGCTGATGCCAAGTCGCCCATTCGCTGCAATAGTTTCCCCTCTCTCTCTGTTAGCTTGCAGATTTTCTTATGCTTCGCTCGCATATCGTCCACGTGTGTAGTTTTAACTGGAGTATCGTTAGCAATATCGCGGTTTATCCTGATAAGGCGTAAACGCTCATACATTTCATCTCTGGTTATTAGGTCGGAATCTCTTTTTGCTGTTTTCATTTTCATTAATCCTTTCGATGTGTCCGGAAATTCCGGTTGGTTGGGTTAAAACTTAACAAAGCTTGCGCCTTGTCCGTAAACGATAGAAAACTTCTTGCCGTTGACCAGATAGGTCGATCCCCGACTCTTGTGAACGTGCGCGGGGCATTGCATCCCCTGCGCTTTCATTATTGATCCTATCCGGTGAATTTCTTCCATGTTGCTAGAGCGCAAGTGCGGGTTAGGCAGTCCGGCGAATCCTTCGCAGCAGGCGGCAAGTAGGGGTTGATTGCAGGGTTTCATTTTCATTAATCCTTTACGGTTTGCGGTTTAATCGAAACAATCAGGAGCGTTTCGATATAAGGAGTATTTCATATTGAAAGGCCTTTGTATATAGTTATTTTGATAAATTATAAAATAGCAATAATATTACTATATTATGATATACGCCATATAATCCCTTTGTTTTCGGCTTTATTCCATCGTGTAGAAAATTTCATATTCTTTTGACGGCCCGTGATGTGAGCGCAAATAACCGCCTTGCTCCAAAAAGCCTTGTCTTCGATTTCGATTGATTCGTCTATTTCCATTGTCTTGAAGGGCCAATCAATTCGGCTGGTGGGAATCGGATTGTTTTTTGTGACTGTGAACATTTTTATATTTCCCTATGGTTGGTTGATATATCAATATAATCGTTTATAGTATTATGTCAAGAAATTATGGTTTATAATTCAATTTATATGTTTATCAGATTATTAAACAGTTAATAACCATCGTTTTGCAATCAATTGCAAACAATTCTAACCCCTGTAAACAAAGGACGGAATCTACTTATTACTATATATATTCTTTATTTTTTATAAGATAGTGTTCCCCCGTTCTCCCTCCCCCTTTAGGCATTGTTTTTCTATTTCTTATTACTCTAGAGCGAAAAACAATAAAGTAATTAAATTACCCCTGTTTTTTGCGCGTTATATTGGCAAAAAGCTAAATAATTAATTGTAAAACTGAAAAGTGGGTAATTATATTTCAAGAATGGCTGTTGTCTGCTTAACAGTAGTGTTGTGCAGATGAAACGGATGTTATAAAATAACATGCTTGCAAGTAATTCGGTGTAATGTTATATTGTTTCACGTCAAATAATTAACTCGTAGGCTCAAGTGACTTTTTTGCCAGGTCAATCCGGCAACCCTTCGGGAACAACTGGACGCAAAATATTCGTGGATGCGTTGCAGTGCATGATCTCGCGCCCGTGGGAAGGTTCAGCGCCTGAGTTGCCGCCTAAGCCGCTTGTTGCTCATGCAATGGCGCAAAAACTCATTGCTGGCGCATTGCGTGATGACTGGAAGCCGGGTGAATCGCTTGCGTATATGCAGGAGATTTGTGATCGTGCTTACGGCAAGTCTACGCAATCAATTGACGCAGCCGTCAAGGTCACACATGAGGTTGACAACGCGCAGCTTGCAAGGCAGTTGGCGTTCATCATGGCGGAGCAGGACGCGCAAGGGATTGTTATAGAAGGTAATTCAACGCCTGTTCTCGTCGATGCGGCGGGTAATGAGGCGGTCGAAGAGTCACCAGCTCGACCAGAATCGCCATGATTGCCTAAAAAATAGGCACAATATCAACGCAAGGCATTGATTAACCTGTAATGTTATAACGTAACGAATGATGAAAGTGTAGCGTGCTGGGGGTATCTGTGGGGGTATGTGTTCAGGCATGCCGCACACTTCGATAGCAATATCAACGCCTTATCCGTTTAGTTCGATACCTACTACAGAGATCGAAGCGGTTTCCATACCATCCAGCCCGAACCATCCATCCGCATGATAGCCGAGCCATTGGCTGCGCGTTTTTGCTTGCGGCGACTTTTGCGCGAGGGGTACCCCCCGAAATCGGGGCTGGGAAGTTTATTTGAACCTCCGCCCACTTTTTTTCCAAAATTCCAAAACGCTAATTTTAGTTGACCATCTAAATTTTTTTAGTTATAAATTTTTTATGGAATATACCAATGAAACAGAATTAAAGACTAATGCGCGTGACGCAATCGCGGCAGGAGAGCGTTTTTTTTATTCTACTGAGCCATGCGCAGCCGGCCATTTATCGAAGAGATATTCCAAGGGCGGGTATTGTATAGCATGTCAGCAATTGCGTTATAGTAAGAATGGGCTGACTAAGATTAAGGGTAAAAAGAGAAAGTTTGAAATAACCCCGATAACTCACGCTAAAAAGATATTTTGTGTTTATGCAATTTCATGCGAAGGTTTCGTAAAGATAGGTGTCACCAGATTTGTTGAGAATCGTCTAATACAAATTAAGGTTAATTGCCCGTATCCAGCCAGACTTGAATATAAATCTGATAATATGTTTAGGATTGACGCCACAGACATCGAATCGGCAGCACTGTCTTTTTTCCACACAGAAGATGCGCACGGCGAATGGGTGAGGGCGTCTCCTGAAGATGTGATTAAATTTATTTCCGAACGGGTTATCGACTCGTAATTTCCCCAACCCCCACGAACGCCACGACGATGGCCGCTGACACGAGAATGATTTGCGGGATACCATGGAGTGGCGGATTGAGAATAAGCATAATGGCGGCGGGTGTGAGGATTATGGCGAGGGTGGTCATGGGGTTTCCTGTCGGGATTGTTTTGCGAGTCGCAATATCTCCCTGCTTTGGCTACAACACTGAGATGAGCAGAACTTTTGTGAGTATCTATATGGTTTATATCGGCTAGAGCAGTGTTGGCATGTATATTGAAGTTGATGCGGGTGTCTGTGATTTTCCAGCCAGCATTTTCTTGAACAGCACTTATGTTGGTTTTGGAGTGGAGTAAATATGACGGAACATACAGGACAATGAATCGGATCTTTGGGTGGAAACCGTTTAACTGCGGCAACTTTTGATTGGCATTTAAAGGAACAATACTTTCTGTTTGCTTTGTTAGGGATTTTCGTATCGCAGCAGAGACAATCTTTTAGACCCCAATCTTTTGGTGATGGTGGTATCTTCCAATTCTTTTTTTCCATTCTAGGCTTTGCAGCAGCCACGATTCCAAGCTTTTTAGTTGATGGATTTATAAGGTAATCTAGTGCTGTCCTTACAAGTTCTGGTTTATCATAGAAATATCCAAGACCTATATTGCATCTTTGGCATAGAAGCCCTCGAACGTATTGTTTGTCGTGGCAATGATCGACAACAAGTTCTTTGCTTTCACTGCAAATTGCGCAACCATTATTTTGGTGTGCAAGAATTCCATTATAATCTTCTATGGTGAGGCCATGCTGATATTGTAAGTAATACATTCTTTGGCGTGATTTATACTTATCAATCATTTTTTTTCACCCCATTCCTGATTCGATAATCCTTTTGCTTACAAGCTGGGCAGCAAAACATCGCCTTTGGGTGCTCTGGATAAAATTCCTTGGCGCATTGCTGACACATGCGGACGAGTAGCTGCTTACAGTGTTTGCAAATCTTCATCATGTTACTATACACACAATGGATGGTAACACAAGTCTATTTGTTGTCTATGGGTGGTGTGTTATAACACTATAGTAATCAGTCTTTGAGGTTCCCCAGATGACTTGGACTCCCGCTGTTTCCCCCCTAAATATCCAGCTTCAAGGCGCGGAGAACTTCCCTGTTGCGGCTGGGTGGGTTGACTCGATGCACCTGGGCGCGAATACGGCGGCGTCGTACACGATAGCGACGTTGCTGGCTGCGTGTGCGATTAAAGGGCTGACTGTGTTTTTGGTCTTTGGGGCTGATGGTCCGTTCTGGGCTAATTTTCATGGGACGGCGGTTATTCCGAGCGCGAATGTGACGAATGGAACGGGGTCTGAGTTTTCGCCTAATCAGCGGTACATTGATGAGAGCGTGACGGCGATTAGTTTCATCGCGACTGCGACGACGAACATCTCGATACAGGTTTATTTGGTTTAGTTTCTTGGTTTAGTTTCAACACTCACATGGAGTAAATAGCATGACCGCAGGTACATCGGATATTGTGAAGTCGCTGGTTGGACGGCTTCTTGGGTTGGATGGTCACACGGATTCGCAGGAAACGGATGGGCAGTATGCGCCGTTTCTGACGGGTGATTGCCTCCGTGGATTGCGGTTGTTCAAGATGAACAAGACGCTGGATGGCGCGTCGTACAAGGTTTCGCATCCGGTTTTGTATGCGCGGCAGTTTGATGATTTTCTGGGTTATGCGCTGAATGCGTATAAGTGGCATGCGTTGGCTGGTTCGAATGGCGGTACGGGTCAGACGCCTGCTCTTTTGGTTGGTACGGCTGAGGGTGCCGTGCAGTTGGAAACGGGCGGCGGCTCGACCTACACGATGGCGGTTCAGGGTAGCCAGCTTGTGGGTGCGCGGAATTTTCTGGTCTCTAATGGCGAAACGAAGTTTGAGGCTGCGCTTGGCACGATCTCCGCGATTACGGATGTGAACGCGAACTTCGGGCTGATTGACGCTGTGACGCTGAGTGTGCCGTTTACGATTTCTGGCGTGACGGTTACGGCGACATCGACGAACGCGGCTTGCTTCGTTCTGGATGATCTGAACGCGACGGCGAAGACGCTGTATGCGGTGTCGATTAATGCTGGTGGGACTGCGCAGATTACGAAGTGCGCGGCTCTGAATAACCAGCCTGCGCCCTCGACCTATACGCTGGATACGGCTGGTAATCACGCTTACCGCGTTGATATTGATAATGCGGGTAACGCGAATTACTACATCGACGGCACGTTGGTTGCGACACAGTTGCTCGCGGTTGCGACGACTGCGCTGCTGGCTCCGTCGGTTGGTATCTTCTCGCAGGCTGCGGGCGGTAATGCGCAGACGCTGCTGGTTGATTATATCCTGGCTGAACAGCTTGCGTTGCGCGGGTAAGTAATTGTTGTTGGAATAGAAGGGTACATTCATGTTCGACAATAGTGCGTTATCGCGGATTCAGTCTGAGGAAGGGCAGCTTAAAGCCCTGTCTCTCATGGTTGAGCATGCGAAGGTTTTGCAAACGGTTATCTCGGACAAGGATGCCTTGAAGCAGGTTGGCAGCATGCTGTCAAACTTCGACAAGAAGCATGCGGAAGTTCATGAGATGCTGAATGAGAAGGCTTTGCGTGATAGGGATTTGGAAGAACGTCAGGCTGCTCTCGATGCGCAAGAGAAAAGGCTGGCTGAAGAGCATGTGGCTCGGACGGCTGAGTTGGATGGTGCGCATCGCGTGTTCGTGCAGCAGCATGAAGAAAAGATTGCCAAAGATCAGAAGTATCTGGCTGATGTTCATGCGTCGCGTATGGCGAAGGTTGATGAGTTGGAACGTGCTGTTTCTTCCCGTGAGAGTTCGGTTAGACGGGCTGAGTTGGCATCTGACCTTCGTGAAAAGGCACTCAACGAACACGCCGACAGGCTTGGTGCGCGTCAGGCTGAACTTGAGGCTCGGCACGATGCGTTGACAGCGTTCTCGGCCAAGGTCGAAGCGCGGCATGAGGAAGTATCGGCTGCGGAGAAGAACGCTCTGAGGGGTTAACCCATGCAGGGTATCAATGCGTTTAGCCTTGAGTTCGGATTATCGAGCATCAGCGGTGCGCTGAATACGAAAACCGTTGCGGCATCGACATACACGATCCTGCCGACAGACAACATCGTTTATGTGAATTATGCAGGTGCCGTGACGCTGACGTTGCCTGCGTCGCCGATTGCCAAGCAGTTGTTGTTAATAAAAGATATTTCCGGCGCGGCGGCGACTTATAACATCACGGTTGACGGTACGATTGATGGCGTGACGAATCCTGTGATCGGGTCGAATTACGGAGGCGCGATGATAACGTACAATGGAAGTTCATGGAGTGAACACTCCTGATGCCGGAACCGCAACAAAAACTTACGGCAGAACAATTCCTTGAACGGCTGAATAAGGCTACGCCCGCGCAGTTGGCGGCGTATAAGAAACTTGCCGCGACGAAGAAGTCGATGAAGTTCATACCGTCGTCTGGGCCGCAGACGGATGCGTATTTCTCGAAGGCTGATATATTGCTGTTCGGTGGGCAGGCTGGTGGTGGCAAGAGCGCCTTGGGGCTTGGTCTCGCGCTGACGGCACACGAACGCAGCCTTTGCATGCGGCGGCAATATACGGATTTGTCAGGATTGACGGAAGAAGTCCTGAAGCTGAACGGGAGCCGCGATGGGTATAATGGCTCGATTCCACCGACGCTGCGCACGAATGATGGGCGACTGATTGAGTTCGGTGCTTGTCAGCGTATTGGTGATGAAGAGAACTGGATGGGTCGCCCGCATGATCTGATTTTTCTGGATGAGGTTGTGGCGTTTGCTGAGAGTCAGGTTCGGTTCCTGATCGGCTGGTTGCGGTCTGCCACGCCGAATCAAAGATGCCGCGTTATATTGGCGACGAATCCGCCTTTGTCTGCTGAGGGCGAATGGGTTATCTCGATGTTCGCGCCGTGGCTCGATCCAGGTCATCCGCGTCCTGCGAAGTGCGGCGAGTTGCGCTGGTTCGTGTCGGATGAAGAAGGACATGATGTAGAACTTGAGGATAAGGATTCCGTTGCGATTGTTAACGGGAAACCGTTGTTAGGCAAGAATGGCAACCCACTGAAGCCGATGTCGCGCACGTTCATTCGGTCGTCTGTTGAGGATAACCCGTTTCTAGCGAATACTGACTACGCGGCGAAACTGGACAGCTTGCGGCCTGAACTCCGGGCGTCGTTGCGCGACGGTAATTTCATGGCGAATCGCAAGGACGATGCCATGCAGATTATTCCGACTGCATGGATACGAGCAGCGCAGGAACGGTGGAGGCCGACGAAGCCGAACAACATTCCGATGTGCGCGTTGGGAGTTGACTGCTCTGGCGGCGGCGTCGATCCGAGTGTGTTGGCTCCGCGCTATGATGGGTATTTTCCTGAACTAACGGTAATCCCCGCGAAGGAAACACCGAATGGAAATGGCATCGCTGGACATATCCTCAAGATTCGCATGGATGGCGCTCGCATCGCGCTCGATATGGGCGGTGGCTATGGGAACCTACCATTTCAGCAGTTAAAGGAAAATGGACTTGAACCGATGGCGTTCAAGGGCAATGAGGGTTCGACGGCGCGAACCGCGAATGGTGTCTATGGGTTTTTCAATAAACGCAGCGAAGTGATTTGGAAATTCGCGGAAGCCCTGAATCCAGATCAGCCCGGTGGGTCGGTTGTTGCGTTGCCGGTCGATGCTGTGCTGGCGGCAGAACTTGGCGCGACGAGGTATGAGATTGTGAACAAGGGCGGCAAGTCGTGCATAAAAGCGGAACCGAAGGAAGATGTTAAGACACGGCTCGGCAGGTCGCCAGACAGGGCTGATGCGGTGACGATTTCTTGGAGTATCGGCGTGAAAGGAATCAATTTCGAGGGTGGCTGGAAAAATCAGCAGAGCCGCGAAAATAATCCGAAAGTAAATCTTGGTCACACGAGTCAGCGTCGGAGCAGGTAATATTATAACATAACTTGAATACAGCCATATGATGTGGCATACTCCCGTGTAAACTACCACAGAAGGTGTTTTTATGCCCGCCTTGTTCTCAACCCCCAAAATGCCAAACATTCCCGCACCCACGCCCGCACCCGCACCCACGCCCGCACCCGCACCTGTGGCAATGCCGGTTGCTCCAAGCGCCAATAACGCAACGTCAACAGCGCAACAGGCTCAAACGATTGCAGGAGCGCAGGCATCCTCTGGTCGTAACTCGACAAATCTGGTTAAAGAAGAAGGCACGAGTTCAACGCTTGGCGGGAATTAATGGACTCACGCGCACAGACGCTTATCGAGCAGGGCGATCAACTCTTTACGCAGCGCATTGCGTTAATGTCGTTGCTTCAAGAAACGGCAGACAATTTTTACCCTGAGCGGGCTGATTTTACTGTTAACAGGTCGCTCGGCATGGACTTCGCCGCAATCCTGACAACTTCATATCCCGTTCTCTGCCGCCGCAATCTGGCTAACATTTTCTCAACCATGCTGCGCCCAACCGACAAGGAATGGTTTGACGTATCGGTTATGCGACCCGACAAGGTTGATTTGCAGGGCAAGCAATGGCTCGAATGGTCAACTGGAATCCAGCGTCGCGCTATGTATGATCCCGAAGCTATGCTGGCTCGCGCAACTACGGAGGGAGACAGTGACTATATCGCTTTTGGTCAAGCTGTGCTTAGTGCGGAACTTAATCGTGAAGGTAATGCACTACTGCATCGTTGCTGGCATATACGCGATGTGGCGTGGGCTGAAAATTACAAAGGACAGATTGATGAAGTGCATCGTAAATGGAAACCTACGATAAAACAATTCTGCCAGACATTTCCAAAATACAAAGACCCTGATGGCAAGATCGCGCAGCGGCTGGAAAAAGAACCGTACAGCACGATTGAGGTTCGCCATATCGTTATTCCATCTGAAGGCTATGGCGAAAAGAAATACCCGCAGCCTTATGTGTCGATTTATATATGTGTCGATTACAAAACTGTCATCGAAGAAACCGGCATCTGGAATAAGCGTTATGTCATTCCGAGATGGCAGACTGTTTCCGGTTCACAGTATTCGTATTCCCCTGCGTCTGTTTGTGCATTGCCAGATGCACGGTTGATTCAGGCGATCACGCTTTGCTTGCTCGAAGCTGGTGAGAAGGCCGTGACGCCACCGATGATAACTCCGGGCGGTGTTCTGCGTTCCGACGTTAATCTCATGGCGGGTGGTATCACGACCTACGACCCTTCGTATGACGAAAAGACGGGCGAAGTTCTGCGCGTAATGCCGCATGATTACACCGGATTTAATTTCGGCTTGCAGCTTCATCAGGAAGTCAAGACGATGATTAATTCGGCGTTCTATCTCGACAAGATTGATTTGCCGAAACTTGATAAAGAGATGACGGCGTTTGAAGTTTCTCAGCGCGTGTCGGAGTATGTGCGCAATGCGCTACCGATATTCGCGCCGACTGAGGTAGAATATAACGGCGCATTGTGTGAGATCGACTTTGACCTCTTGCATCGTGGTGGCGCATTCGGCGCGTTCACCGATATGCCTCGTTCGCTGCAAGGTCAGAATATCCAGTTCAAGTTTCAAAGCCCGCTGCATCAGGCATTGGAAGCGCAGCAGGGCGCACAGTTCAATAATGCCAAAGCGATGTTGGCGGAAGCAGCCGCGCTTGATCCTGGAAGTGTCAATATGGTTGATGCTCGTAAGGCGTTGCGCGATGCGCTCGAAGGCATCGGAACCCCAGTGCGTTGGATGCGGAGTGATGGGCAGATGCAGAATATGGATCAAATTGCAGCCAAGCAAGCGCAGACACAGCAGTTATTGGCAAACATGGGTGCCGGTGCCGACGTTGCCCAGAAGATTGGTGCTGCTGGACAAGCTTTGTCAGGCATGCCAGCCAGGACGACCGCGACCGCAATCCCAGGGTAAAATCATGGACAAAAAGAAATTCACTCCGAAACCACAGCCTTTCTACAGCCCACCCAAGCCGCAACCTAAAATCCAACCCAAGAAAAACTTTGCTAACCGGAAGAAAGGATAAAATCATGTCTATGAAAGATCACTGGATTGCTGGTGCCATAAAGAAAAAGAACAAAGGAAAGTTTTCCGCAAAAGCTAAGGCTGCCGGAATGTCAACGCTGGCCTATGCCAAAAAAGAATCAGGTGCTGGTGGAAAACTTGGCAAGGAAGCTGCGCTCGCAAAGACTTTGATTAATCTTAGAAAGTAAATATCAATCATGTCCCAACTCTACCGAGGTTTAAACTCCGACGTTCAAGAAGTCGCGCTTATCACGCTGACCAATCTCGCCAAGATGTTCACGCTTGGCGTTAAGCTGACATTGGTGGCGCGGCATATGTCTGACGATAAGGCGTTTGCGATTTTCTCTGACGATCAACTGGAAAAAGTCGTCGAGACCTTGCAGCATCAGATAAAGAAGCGGCGCGAAGAAACGGTTGGTATTAACGGCAAGATTCCAGATAGTGGGGTCTGATGTCCGTCAAAACCCTCAAACCGCAGGACATTGTTCTGCCGATATTCAAGAAGCCGGAAGCCTACGCGATACAGGCTCTTGATCGCGGCGATGCGACGGCGGAACAACAGAAACTTGCGCTCAACTGGATTGTGAAGAAAGCATGTGGATGGGATGATGTTTCTGATGACATGGGCAATGAACGGCTATCTGCGGTATTTGAAGGCCGTCGGTTGGCTGCGAAGTATATTTTGAACTTACTCTACCTCAACGTCACAATCTTGAAAGACTAACCCGCAACCCTACCCAAGGAGAATACCGATGGCCGAAGAAACAGTAGTAACCACAGGAGCATCTGATGCAGGAACCGCAGCCCCAGCAACCAATGTCGGCAGTACAGATACTGGCACAACTGCGCAGCCAACAGGAACCACCACGGGAGCCTCAACAACTCCTGCGACAACAGAAACTGCGCCTAAAGGCGATGCAGGAACTGTCGTTGGCGCAACAGAAGCAGGCAAGACACCTGAAAAAGTAATCACCCCAACATGGCCGTCCGATTGGCGTCAGCAGATGGCTGGTGCCGATAAAGATTACGTCAAGCAACTTGAACGCTATGCCTCACCGCAAGACTTGATTAAAAAGCTAAAGGAGCAGGACAAACTGATCTCGTCAGGTATGGCGAAACAGCCGCTGCCAAAGGATGCGACGCCAGAACAGATTACGTCTTATCGCAAAGAGAATGGTATCCCTGAAGCCGCCGATAAGTATGACCTGAATCTTGCTAATGGTCTGACGATAGCAGAACACGACAAGCCGGTTGTTGGCAAAATGCTCGAAACCATGCACGGAATGAACCTGAACAATGGTCAGGTCAAAGACATTCTCGCATCATATTATGAGCAGCAGCGCAATTTTATGGTCGAGCGTGAGAAGCAGATCGCAGCCGCGAAAATGGCGACTGAGGATGAATTGCGCAAGGAATGGGGTGGTGAGTATCGCGGCGAGATTAACCGCGTGGAGAACCTTCTCAGCACATATTCCGAGCAATCGAGGGAAGCTATTCAGGGTGCCGTTGACAATACGGGTGCGCCATTGCTGAATAATCCCGCGTTCCTCCGTGACTTAGCAGCGCAGGCTCGTATCATCAATCCGGTAAGTACGGTTGTCGCTGGCGGTGGAACATCGCAGGCTGCGTCGATTGATAATGAGATTGCGGAGATTGAGAAACGCATGGGGGGTGCCGATCCAACATACTACAAAGATACCCGTGCGCATGCCCGGTATATCGAGTTGGTTGGCTGGCGCGAGAACCAGAAGAAGAGAGGTTAATATGACGCTTGATATTGACCATCTTCGTAAGGTTTTGCGGTATGATCCTGAAACGGGGGTGTTTACCCGTGGCGAAACGAGTAACCCGAATCCAAAAGCAAGGGAGGGCATGATTGCTGGAACTTTGCAGGGTGATGGGTATTTGGCTATCCGTATTGGTCGCAAAAGATATTTATCTCACCGCTTGGCGTGGTTCTATGTTTATGGTGAATGGCCAATAGATCAGACGGACCATATAAATAGAATAAGGACGGACAACAGAATCTCCAATCTTCGTCAGGTGAATCGTTCACAAAATATGCATAATATGGATGCCCCTCGTCATAACAGGAGTGGTATCAAGGGCGTTTCATTTGATAGCAAAACTGGAAAGTGGTTCTCGTGTATTACACTAAACCGGCGCACAGTTCATTTGGGCAGATATGCGAACAAAGAAGATGCGGCTATTGCCTATGATCTCAAGGCTCGTGAATTATTTAGCGAACTTAATCTTCCCTCTGTCGCATCATAAAATACCCTATTGCCTAAATTTTAACCATATGCTAGTATGGTGCGTCTTTGTCGAGCGACACCCCGATTTTTTCGGCTCGTGAAACAAAAACAACCTGAGCATATGGCTCCCGATGTGAGATAGCAGCCCAGAAATGGCACCCTGCGGACTCTCGGAAGGATACCCCAGATGGCCAAGGCAGAATGAGTTGACCGGAAATTCCGGGAAACTGGTTTCCCCTTAACCCTTTGGAGTATCACTGCAATGGCAAATAGCGCACCACAGATTCAATATCGCCAAGAGCTAGTTAAGCTCTTCGAACAACGTACTGCCCTCATCCGTCAGTCCGTCACGACCGAAGCCGTCATCAAGGGCAACCAAGCCGTATTTGATGTCGTCGGTTCCAACCACGCCACAGCGACCACACGCGGCGTTGACGGTCTTATCATGGCTCGTGCGAACTACAACTCGCAGAATACCGCGACGCTCGTAGAATGGCACGATTTGCGTAAGATCACCTCGTTCAACGTGTTTGAATCGCAGGGCGATCAACGTAAGGCGATGCAGGAATCCTCGCTTGGCGTCGTCAACCGTAAGATCGACCAAGATATTCTTGGTGATTTGTCGGCTGCGACTCTCAGCACGACGGTTCAAACCGCCTCTCTGTCGCAGGTTGCTAAGGCGAAAGCCATCCTTGGGAACAACGAAGTTCCTATGGACAGCAGCATCACCTGCATCATCAGCCCTGCTTTCCATGGCTATCTGATGCAAGCGAAAGAGTTCACCAGCGCACAGTATGTGAAAACGACTCCCTTCTCCGGGCAGCCGATCATGTTCAACTGGTTTGGTCTGAACTTCATCGAGCATCCGAATATCGTCGGCAAAGGCACATCTAGCGAACAATGCTACATGTACCACAAAGACGCTATCGGTCATGCGGCTAACGTCGGTGGTCTGAGTTCTGTCATCGGCTACGATGAAGAGCAGGACTACAGCTATGCTCGCACGACAATGTTCATGGGCGGCAAGGTTCTTCAGAACAACGGTATCGTTACCATGTATCACGACGGTAGTTCGATGGTCTCTGCAACCTAATCACCCATAACCTAAATCTCTAAAAGGAGAACAACATGGCTTATAATTCCGCATCACTCCGCCGGTTCGTCAATGGCAACATTGATGACAGCTTGGCGGGCAACCTCTGGATGTACACCTCTGCCGATGCCGTTGCGACGGTCGTGGCGCAGGATTACATCACCAATCCCGTTGATATGGGAATGGCGGTTAACGATCTGGTGATTATCATTGATACCGCCACGCCGCTTATCAGCATCGCTCGTGTCAAGACCGTATCTTCGGTTTCGACCACAGGCGCACTGTTAAGCACTGGCGTCACGATTGGTAACACCTAAACCGAGGTTACTCAGGGTAGGGTAATGGAAGGGAGTCGTTAGGACATGGCGGCTCCCTTTTCCTCGTTTTCATTTTCTACATCATGTGGTATGTTTAATTATCTTTTAACCCTACCCGGAGTAAATCATGGAACCCGTTAAAGTCATCCCACTTAGTCACCAGCGCATGAACCTTTCTGCCTCAAAACGCAGCAAATGGTTCATTGTCGTACCACCCTCGTCGAAGGTTGAAGAACTTCTTGTGCCTGAATACTGGCGCAACCACGGCGAGATGCTGAAGCCGATGGACAAGATTGAAGCCGCGACTGAGGACGGCACTTGGTATGCCGAGTTTATCGTGATCGGGTCAGACCGTTTGTGGGCGAAAGTCAAGCAGGTTCTCTATGTTCCGCTTGAAGAAGATATGAAGGACTTGCCCGCCACCGACGACCAGAACCATGAAGTCAAATGGAAAGGCCCGTTACTGAAATGGGCAGTTGTTCGTAATTCTGACAGCACCAATCTGAAAACTGGATTTGATACGAGGCTTCTGGGACACCAGTGGCTTGCGGGACATCTGAAGTCTTTGGGCTAATCTGAAAGGCGGTCTTTGATGACTACTGTGGCGGAGACCCAACTCAATCTATATAACGACGCGATGCTGATTTGCGAAGAACGTACCCTCGCATCTCTGACGGAAGCGCGTAAGCCACGGTATCTATTAGACCAAGTTTGGAACAATGGCGGAATCAATGATTGCCTGGAAGAAGCTGACTGGATATTCGCACGACGTTCGGAAATGATTGTCTATGATCCGAGTATCCAGCCTTCTTTCGGGTTCCCGCATGCGTTTGGCAAGCCTGCTGATTGGCTGCGCACATCGGCCATATCATCCGATCCGTACTTCGATACCAACCTGACGCAATATCAGGACGAGGCTGGCTATTGGTGGGCTAACCTTGATACGATTTACGTCAAGTATGTTTCCAATGATGTGAATTATGGCCAGAACAAGAATCTATGGTCGGGCGCGTTTAAGCAGTTCGCGGCTGCGCACTTCGCCAGCAAGATCATCGGCTCGTTGACGCACAGCAAGCAGGTTCAAGATAAGGTCGCAGCCGTGCGTGAGTTCACGTTGTTAGCTGCTCGCGGTAAGGACACGATGAACGAACCGCCTGGATTCTTCACTCGCGGTCAATGGTCTCGTGCGCGGCGTGGGCTGTATTCTGGCTTTATCGTAAGCCCTGCTGGTGGGGAAGGCTGGTACTAGGTGGCGCAACAGAACAGTTTACAATTCGCAATGAACAGGGGCATTATCTCCCCCCTCGCGCTATCAAGAACCGATCTCAAAGTCCAAGCCCTATCCGCACAAGTCCAAACCAACTGGATGCCACGTGAACTTGGCAGTATGATGTTGCGCCCCGGCACGGCATGGCTGGATAGCACCTACAACAATGGCACCGCCGTTCATGTGCCGTTTATGAAGTCCATCAGCGACACGGCGATTATCGAATTGACAAACCAGTTGATGCGCGTTCGTGTTTCGGAGGCGATTATATCAAGGGTGTCTGTTGGAACCACAATTACCAACGGCACGTTTACGTCCAGTCTGACTGGTTGGACTAATGCTGATGAAGGCGGTGCAACTTCGGCGTGGGCATCTGCGCCATTTGTCGGGTATTCTGGAACCTATATGTCGCTTAAAGGCAATGGCAACGGGAGTCGCGCTATTGAGAGCCAATCCGTTACCGTTGCGTCGGGAGATCATGGAAAAGAACATGCGCTTAGATTGGTTGTATCCAAAGGCTATGTGACAATCCGCGTTGGCACGACATTGGGTGATGATAGCTACGTCAATGCTGTGACCCTCGCGCCCGGCACATACTCTCTCGCGTTCACACCAACAGGTAATTTCGTTATAGAGTTCACGGCGAATACCTCATATGCGTCGCTTATTAATTCTGTAGCTATTGAGGCGGCTGGCGCGATGACGATCCCTGCCCCTTGGCTTGCGGCAGATTTAACTAACGTCAGGTTCGACCAGTCTGAGGATGAGTTGTTTATCGCCTGCGCCGGTTATGCTCAATACAAAATTGAGCGTATAGGGACAACCCGTTCATGGGCGGTTGTAAATTATCTGTCCGATGATGGTCCGTTTCAGATTATCAATACTGATCTCTCCACGCAGATGTCGGTTAGCGGGTTGACGGGCGATGTCAACCTTGTAAGCAGCAATCCATATTTTAAGACGGGGCATGTCGGTGCGTTGTTCCAAATTACATCAAGTTCGCAGAATACAAGTGATGTTATCGGCGGGGCGAATCAATTCACGGAATATATCGAGGTCACGGATGTTGGAGCGAACAGGACGTTTAATTTTCAGATAACGGGGACTTGGTCTGGCACAATCTATCTTGAGCGATCTGTAGGTACGCCAGGTACATGGGTATCTGTTGCGTCCTATACGTCCAACCAAAACACGACATATCTTGACGGGCTTGATAATCAGATCATTTATTATCGGTTCAATTTCGAGGCTGGTTATGTTTCTGGTTCTGCCAGCGTTGCAATGCAGTATCCCAATGGCGGCATCACCGGCATATGTCGCGTAACGGGGTTCAGCAGCAATACGAGTGTTCAGGCTGAGGTTCTGAAATCGTTCGGTTCATCGAGCGCGAGCAATGCTTACGCTGGCGGTTATATCACGTTCTCCGTAAACCCGACTGCATCTGATACGATAACGCTTAATGGCGTGGCGTGGACGTTCGTGGCGAGTGGCGCGAGTGGCGCACAGACTAACATTCAGGGTACTATGGTTGCGACACTCGCACAGCTTGCGAACGATCTGACCGCTTCTGCAAATAGCAGCCTGACTGTGGCGACATATTCCGCTACATCAACCAAACTTTTGATTAACTACAAAACGACTGGCACGGGCGGCAACGCTTACACATTGGCGGCTTCTGCCGCAACACCGAGCGGCACACATCTGACTGGCGGCAGCACGGGAACGGGAAGCAGCGCAACATCGCTATGGAGCGAAGGCCAATGGTCGCCACTTAATGGATACCCGACATCGTGTAACTTCTTGCAGGGGCGTCTTTGGTGGTATGGCAACGACTCTGTAAACGGTTCTGTATCGGATGCGTATGCCAGTTTTGATGCGACGATCATTGGCGATAGTGCGCCGATCTCGTCAAACATCGGCTCTGGCCCCGTGCAGAACATCTGTTGGGGCGCGGGTTTCTCAAGCCTCGTTCTTGGCGGCGAGTACAAGGAGTTTTCCATCCGATCATCTGTTATCGGCCTTCTGACTGCAACTGACTTTGTTATCACATCGCCGTCAAGCCGTGGTTCGGCGAAGGTTGCTGCGTGTCAGATAGACTCGTCAATCGTATTCGTACAGCGCGGCGATGTGGATACGGGAAATAACCAATACGGAACGCGCCTAATCCAGATGAATTATCAGGGCATCTATGCACCTGTTGATTATAGCACTGTGGATTTGAGCATCCTGACACCTGAGATTTTAGCGGTTGGCATTTCAAGGATTGCCGTGCAGCGCAAGATCGACACGCGGATTCACTGTCTGCTGCAAAATGGTCAGGTAGCTATATGCCTGTTTGACCCGGTTGAAAATCTGAAAGCCTTCGTCATGTATGAAACGACAGGCACCGTCATTGATCTGTTTGTCATGCCGGGCGGTGTAGAGGACAAGGTTTATTATGTCGTCCAGCGCACGATTAATGGTTCGACAGTGACCTATTTTGAAAGATGGGCGTTGGAGAGCGAGTGCGTTGGCGGTTCGATTAACAAGAACATTGACGCGCATGTGGTGATTACAAATGGCTCGCCTTCTACTTCCGTTGCAGCGCCGTCACTGGCTGGCGAGACTTGTGTTGTTTGGGCTGATGGGGCTGACGTTGGAACGCTGACGCTGGATGGTAGCGGTAATGGCACGTTGGCGGTTGCCGCGACGAATGTGGTTATCGGGATTGGCTATACGGCTCAATTCCAGACCGCTAAACTCGCCTTCGCTGCACAAGCTGGAACCGCAATCAATATGATTAAGAGCATCGACAATATCGGCGTTGTGTTGGCGAACACCCATTCGCAGGGTTTGCTGTACGGCCCCGACTTCTCTGATCTGGATAATATGCCGTTGACAGAGGGTGGCACGACTTACGCGACTGGAACTGTCTGGTCAGCGTATGACAATGACACGTTTGCGTTTGGTGGACGTTGGGATACGGATTCGCGTTTGTGTTTGCAGGCTGCGTCGCCAAGGCCGTGCAATGTTTTGTCGGTGGTGATTGGGATGACAACTGAGGATAGGATATGATTAAAGATGTAGAAATCAGGGTGGCGACGGTGGAGGATATTAAGTTGTTCTATCCAGATTTAACGCCGCCAAAGGTCACGGCATGGGTCGCTTTGTACAAGGGCGATGTCGTGTGTTTGTCTGGCGTTATCCATGAGGAATCGCGGAATGTACCGTTCTCTGATGTGAAGCCTAACAATGCCCCAAAACTGACAGTGTGGCGCACGGTTCTGGCATTGTGGGGGTTGATAAAGGATTTGGGATTGCCGCTTGAGACTGGCACAGAGGGGCGTTGTAGCCCGTTTCTTGAGAGGCTTGGGTTTGGGCATGTAGCCACGGTTGACGGATGGGAGATGTATCGGTGTTAGTTGTCAGGAAATGCACAGTAGCAGAGATCGAGAACACGCCGAATTTCCCTGCGCTGGTGGATGAGTACGCTTCTGAGGCGCATGTTGACGGGATGCCTCCGGTTGATGTGAAGAAGGAACAGTACCGCAGCCTAGAGGGTCTTGGGGTGTTTCAGTTTTTTGGTGCTTATCTTGAAGATGTATTGATCGGCTTTATTACAGTCCTTTGTACTGTCATGCCACATTTTGGTGTCGTGTTGGCTGTATCTGAGAGTTACTTTGTTGCCAAAGATCATCGCAAGACTGGTGCTGGAACGGCATTGAGACTTGCGGCAGAGAAACATGCTGAGGAAATGGGCGCACCTATTATCTTAATCTGCACTCAAACCGGAAGCACTCTATGTAGGGTCATGGAAAGCCTTCATGATTATCGGGATACAAACCATGTGTTTTTGAAGAGGCTTCGGAATGTCTAATGAGATTACAAAAAAGATAACGACGATGACTGCCCTTGAGATTAACAAGGTTCGCGCTTTGGAGGACGAGCTATTGGCTTTGCCGCAGGTTAAGATTGCGACGAGCCACATCCTTCACGCTGGCATGTACTCACGCACGATAACCATTCCTGCTGGCGTTGTGTTGGTTGGCTCTTTGATGAAGATACCGACGCTGCTTATTATTCAGGGAAAGTTTTTGCTGTTCGCCGGTGAAAAGGCGATAGAGTTGAATGGATATAATGTGTTTACGGGTGGCGCACAGCGCAAACAGGCTGGCGTAGCGATAACTGATACGCATGTGACGATGATATTTGCGACTAACGCAAAGACAGTTGAGGAAGCTGAGGCTGAGTTCACGGACGAGGTTCATTTGCTTTGGTCGCGCTATGATGATGCGATAAACCACGTTACTATTACGGGGGAATAAAAATGTCGGGCGGAACAACAGCGGCGGGCGCAACGGCAGCAACAGCGGCAACGGCTGCTGGAACATCGGCGACGATAGCTTCAATGGCAGCAGCTATGGGGGCTGCGGCTGATACTGCGGCGACACTAGCGGCGGTTGGAAGTGGTATAGGAACCGCAGCTTCAATTGGAATGGCCGGACTGTCTGTAGCTGGTGCTCTCGCCAGCGCAAACGCCGCTTCCGCAGCCGGAAAAGCCCAACAAGCCCAAGACACCTATGTTTCACAGCAACAGGCCGTTAACGCCACGGAAGCCACGCAGAACGCCAACAATGCGGCTGGCTCTGGACAACGTGCGGCGGCGAGTCAACTTCAACAAACCGCCATTGACGAATCTAATGCTGCTGGTGAAATGGCGGCTTCGGGTTCATCTGGATCGGTGGACGAAAACACTAATCTCGCAATCATCGGCGCAGAAGGAAATTACCGCACACAGACTGCAATGTACGATGGCGCATCGAAGGCACAAGCGTTTCAGAACCAAGCTGCGGGATTATCGGCGCAATCGGCTGCATCGTTGGCAGAGGGACAGTATGCGGCTTCTGCTGCGAACACCAAAGCCGACACGACATTGCTGAATGGTGCAAGTTCGTTGTTTAATAAGTATGGAAGTTTTCCCGGTGCAACCCCTACAAATAATACAAATGCCAACTTATTAACGGACTCTAATCCATTAGGCTCCGGCACAGGAGGCTTATACTAATGCCACAAATCACCCTCCCAACATTCGCATCCAACGGCCCAACGCCGACACCAGAAGCCACACCTGAAGAACGGCCTATTGCACAGGTTACGAATGTGCAGGCTCCGTTTGAGGCTGCGCAGGAACAGGGTGCGGCGGTGTTGAAGGCTGCAATGGATATGCAGGATTTGTATAATAAGAGCGTGGTGAACGATACATTCGTTAATACTTTTTCGCCCGCCCTCCAAAAACTATCGTCTGATTATTACAGCACATCTGGTAAGGCGGCGGTTGATACGCTTCCGCAATATCAGCAGAGCGTAAATGATTTGATGAATACTGTGGGATCGGGCCTTATTGGTCAGCAAAAAATGCTATTTAACGAAATGGCTGTTAATCGCACTGAGCGCGACTTGCAATTCGCCAGCCAACACGCCGGTCAACAGGCTGCATCATTTGCTGCCAATACACAGACTGCGATGTTAGCAAACCATCTGACAAATATATCGGATAATCCCAATCTTTATTCCCAAGAATTACAGAACGGTTTGGTTGCCATTAAATCTTACGGTGAGATGCCGTCTGTCGGACAATCGCCAGATGAGATACAGTTTCATCAGAACGATTTCGCGCAGAAGGCGGCTGAAACTAAATACAAGGCAATGGCAGCGACAGACCCTACAGCGGCATATAATGATTTCATGGCGAATAAGTCATCCTTGCCCGGCACTGTTCAAACTCAGCTACAGGCGTGGTTATTGCCACAGGTTAAGGATGCCGCGACAAGTTCGTACCTCAATACGCTGCCGCAACAGGTAGCGCAGTTAGCTGGAACAAGCGGTTCTGGTGTGAGCGCGAATAATCTAGGAAACGTCAAGACGGCTGCTGGTGCTGCGAACAACACGGCTGATTTTGTTAATCCGGCAACACCCGTTGATGGCGCGATACTTGCTGCCAATAATCTGCGCAGTAATTATCAGGGGTTGACGCTGCAACAGATTGGCGCGAAGTGGACGGGAGAACCTGATAAAACGGCGGCATGGGTAGCGGCGGCAAGTCAAAACTCTTGGATTGCTCCAAATGCCGTTCCTAATCTAAACGATCCTACGCAGCTTCAGGCGGTTCTAAAGGGCATGAATGTTGCCGAGAACGCCCCCGCTAAACAAGTTGCATTTACGGATGATGTTATCGCGCAAGGTGTACAGGCATCCTTGGCTGGCAAACAGGCCGCAACACAGCCAAATGCACCAGCGTCAACATCTGCCTATCAGACAATGACGGATGCAATGGTGGCAAACAGAGACACGTTGCTCGCCAACGCAGAAGCAGCAGCGCGAAAGCAATTCCCGAATGACCCCGCAATGGTTTCGTCATTCAGGACGCAGGTTAACCAGACCATATCAGCAGCCGCAGAAAGTCAGGCGGCGCAGTATAAGCAGGACAATAATTCCGTCATGCAGGCTATTATAGGTAATGGGCAAACGCCACCACCGCAGACCTATCAGCAACTTATGGCTGATCCGAAGGTTGCTGATGTTGTGAAGCGTGTCGCAGTCCAAGACCCTGCTTTTTACAACAGCATCCCCGATAAGATTGCTGAAGTGGCGAGCAGAAACACGACAACTAATAGCTCAAATGGGTTTGACACGATTATGCGGGCAAGCATGCCTATTGATCCGGCAACAATGAAGCCAAGTCCTGACGCGATTGAATCCGAAAACGGGCTTAATAGCCTGCTTGGTCGCAAGGACGGAAATGGCATTAATCTAAAAGACTATAACGACGCCAAACCTCTGACTGATGCCGACCAGACATGGAAAGATTATATCCATGAGAATATGAAAGCGATTGCCAACGCGAACGGCAATGTCGATGGACAGGGGAACCAACGCGCAATGCGCTGGTATCAGCAAGCCAATCAGTCATACCAGAACGCATCGAAGCAGCCTGATTTTTACCCGATGACTTATGTGACAAGCCTCAATAGCGGCGCACAAGGGCCGAAACCTGAGAGTTGGGTATCATCGCGTATGGATCAGATTGCCAACATGGCAAAGTCAATCTGGAATGGCACATCAACGCCTCCGCCTTCTGCAATTCCAGCGCAAGCTCCTGCACCTGAGATGGTCAGCGTCCTGTCGCCGGATGGACGCATGGGGTCAATCCCTGCCGCGAATGTCGATAAGGCATTAACCCTTGGCTATAAGAGGGTTCAGTAATGGCTGATGATATGCTGCACATTACTATCGGTGGTCCTCCTGTAGATACATCTACTGATGTCGGCTTCCAGCCAGCGTCGGCTCCCGCGCCAGCACCGGATGATGTCGGGTTTCAACCCGCACCTACGCCGCCAAAACTTCCCGATACCGCGCCAATCGTCGCGCAGGTGCAACAGAACATTGCTGCACAGCCTGCGCCTGCCGATAATGCACAACCACAAATGGATGCGCAGAAGATTGACGCTGGATTAGGTTTTCAGGTTACGGCGGCGTTGAAGGGCGGCGATGGCACGTTTCCACCTGCTGCCCGTGCTGGACTTGTGCAAGCCTATCAGAACAGTACAGCGACGACGGCAGGGGATTATGCGCAGAGCGTGTTGCCAACGGCGGCTGGCGCTGCAACAAGTCCCTCCAGTCACTACGCACAAGAGGCGGGGCGTGATGCGTTGGGCATGGCATCTTGGTCTAATCCATACACCATTGGCGCACACCTATTCGATATTCCATTAAATGTCGGTGCACTAGGAATGGGGTTCGCACTACGCGCTAATCCAAACATGCTCGATAACGTATCAAAATACCTACCACAGTTGCCGGATATTTTTGGAGATCACCCTTCTGTTCCGACATTTGGGGAATTGTTTGACAAAATAGGCGCGAAACTATTCCCAAATGGTGCGGCTGATAGCGACGCAGCAAACATTGCCGATCAGGTCATACAGTTTGGCGGTGCTGGCGGATTAATGAAAGCCCCTACACTGGCATTAAAAGCGTGGAACGCATTCACCGGAGCAGCGGTCGGGGCTGGTGGTCAGTTTTCACAGGAAAAAGCGCAGCAATGGGCGCAGACAAACTTTCCCGGCGACACACTAACCCAATCAGCCATAAGTCAGGCTGCCGGATTGCTGTCAATGGTCGGGACCGGAACCGCGCTTCATGCTGCCGGTCATACTGCGTTGGCTCCAACTGTTGCCGATGTCGTAGGCAAACCCGTCGATGCCGTAACGCCACAAGACACCAATCAGGTTATAGACAAGACGTTCACGCCACAGAACCCGAAGGCGCAGGACTTTCATGATGTGGCGACGGTGATGAACACTCCTGTTGACACCCTCCACCAAACCTACGCCGAAACAGGAGTCCATCCCGACCAAGTATGGGAGGACGCTAAAAACAATCCCGCCATTGCCGCAGATATTCAGGCTGGTCAGGTTCCAGATGCGTACCATGATCTGCGTCCTGCGACGCCTGTTGAGAGTGGTGAGGCACCCGGAATCTCTGCTTCAGACATTGGCGAATTGGAGAACGTTCATGCTGCTCTTTCTAGGCGTGACGCACAATTACAGGACTCGGCAGCGAAAATATCAAGTTCACTTGGAGACTTAAATAACCTGCTCTCTGAGATGCCAAGGGGTGCCGTGTCTGACCAAGTTCAGGCGGCATTAGATCAAGTTAAGGAGATGGTAAACTCTCTTGGGTCAAACGACAATTTCAATGAGGAGAAATTAGCCAACACATTCCACGACCTATCAGATCGCCTTGGGTTCATACGGCAGAATATAACTGATACAAATGTTAATAAGGCCGCGTCTGCTATTATAGATAAGATAAGCGATATTTTCCTTGATAGGGAAATGTCGGGGGGATTTTTAGCGCGAGATGTAGCCGATATAAACAGAAAGTTTCCGGGTGCCGGGACTGATGCCAAATCTCTACAGGATAGAATAGATAAAGAATCTAGGGCATGGGAAGAAAGAAATCGTTCGAGGAATGAGGCTATTGCTAATAAACGAGCAAATGATTTAGTTAATATGGCGATTGAGAAACAGAATACAGAAGAACCAGAACCTACCGCCGGTGATCAGGATGCTTTACAAGAAGGCGGCGGACAAGGCGGACGCGGCTCTGAGCCTCCAAGAGGCGGTGGCGCGGGTGAACCAAAAGAAGGTCCCCTAACTCAACCGCCTGCGCTAAAAGACCCGCGCACGTTTGAAGATCAGCTTCATCAGCTTTCCACAAACATCACGGCTGACAAACTTGATATAATGAAACGCGCCGAGGCTATGCCTGACTTACCGAGCGAGACTTGGGAAAAGCTGTACGCCTATGATGAGAACGACCCCAATGTAAAACTCACGCCTGAAGAACAGGCGATATATGACGAGCATATCAAGCCGCTAAAAGACCTTGACGATAAATTATACCAACGTCTTGAAGGCTTGGTTGGCAATGTCGATCTTGGCGAGGAAGAAGGATTCTTCCAGCGCGGCTACACACCCCGCTATGTCAAGGGTCGCACTCGCTCATTTGGCGAGATGTTGGAGCAAGCCAAGAATGGCGTCGTTGCTAAATTTGGCGGTGCTGCTGGACGGTCGATGCGTAAGACCGTCGATGCACAGAAATCGCGTCGTTATTATAACGCATTTGACCCTGCTACTGGCGAGAAGAAACTTGTCTATATTGACAAGGAACATAATGTCATAGCCTTTGAGAATGGCAAAGGCACGAAGATCGGGACGTTCGGAGCAGGGCAGAAACTTGCGCCGGGTTCCGAAGTCAAGCTTCGGGCGTTAGATGAGAACGGAAAACCTGTAGGAAAAAGTTTCAAATGGAAACTTGATACTGCGCTCACTAGCGAAATCGAAGGACAGACCAATCAGCGTTATCTCAAGAACGTAGCGGCTAATCGTCTTGATCTTACGGCGAAACTACAATCAGCCGTTCGCAATGCCGAGTTCATTGAGGCGATGAAGGGCTCTCCTGAATTTGATGATGTTGCCGTTCCCGTCGGCGGTCATAATAGCGTGATACCTGAAACTGATGGCAGGGCATGGCGCACACCGAAAATGTTGCAGTTCCGTAATTATTACATGGAGCCGAAACTTGCGGACGCGCTCGATGATTATGCAAAAAACACGCAGCTTGATGGCATAGGTGAGTCGCTCAATAGGATTGGGCGATTGATGATGAACGTCATGTTTCTTAATCCTTATGCCCACGTTAGCAACATCTTCAATCATATGATTGTGCAGGGCGGACTTGTCGGGAATATCTATCATTCGCCCTCAACGGTTATGAGCCTGATTAAGTCATTCAGGGACGTTTATAATGTCTCTGATGATTATATGGCTAACCTGCGAGCCGGTGCATCACTGAAACATTCGGAAATGCTCACCAGTGACCTGCACCAGAAGTTAATCGAGAAGCTTGGAATTGATGCGCAGAAAGACCCGAAAGCATGGGATGGGCTTGCTCGAGCATTTGGGTATAACGACACAGGAACAATGCTGTCTCGGTTCGCTAGTGTCGGGCAACGCGCTATGTGGTTTGCCTCTGATGTTATGACGAATGCTCGCATGGAGCAGGAGCAGATGCTTGGCAAGTCTCGCCCTGAAGCGATTGCCGATGTTGAAAAGCATATGCCTAACTATCGCGTACCCGGACAGGTATTGGGTTCTAGGACGCTGGCAGAAGGGCTTAAAAATCCATTATGGACAATGTTCGGTAAGTATGATTATGGGCGGTTAAAGAGCTATGCAGCGTTGCTTAAAGAGGGATTCGGAAGCGGCGTGTCTTTAACTGATCGCGCAAAGTCTTTTGACCGCATGGCGATGATTGGCGTCTATATGTATGCCATTTATCCTGCTCTGGATAAAATGTGGCAGGAAATCACAGGAGACAAAAACGCGAGTGTTGTCCGTTCTGGTGCGGCAACAATTCCTCAGATAGTAAGTGATCTGGTAACTGGTAAAAAGAGCGTTATTGATGCTGCGCAAGCCGTTATGCCAACAGGTATCCCCATACAGCTTGCCTCTGATTATATGTCTGGCAGGTACGCATGGAATGGAGACCCAATCATTAATCAGTCAGACGTTAACAATCTGCGCCCTCAAGCTGCCTATGACGCCCTGAATTATGTCGGGAGCAAGCTGTCATATATCGGACAGGCTGGAAACGTCATGCAGAATAAGGGAACCGCGAGTCAGATGGGATATGGGCTTTTGGGCGTAAAAACTCCTACCGATGCCCAAATCAAACAACGCGCCTATTACAAAGCTCGTGAGGACACCAATGCCGCTCGCCGCGCCGGACGCCTTCAACAGCAACGCAATAACAACCGCTAGTATCCTTCTTCACTTTCTCCACCATATATGCTAGGCTTCACCACACATAGGAGTGCCGTCGATGACATCAACATACACCGATATGTTTGCCGGTTCGGTTGTTGCCACTATTGGCAAGCAGCCTGTTGTGGCGGCGACGACTGGTGCTATCGCGCTCACGGGTTCGCAGACGATTGATGGCGTAGTTGTCAGTGACCATACGAACGATTCAACGGGCAAACAGCCTGATCGCGTACTCGTCAAAAACCAAGCTAATACGACGACAAACGGCATATATGTCGTTAACAACTCTGGCGCATGGTATCGGGCGCAGGATTTTTCGGGGCCGAGTGGGGTTGTTAGCGGGCAGATTATTATCGTCAATGGCGGAACTACGAATGTCGGATTGTGGACGCTAACGACGGCTGACCCGATTTCGATTGATGGCGTTGGCGGTGGTGCGGTTAGTAATCTGACGTTCGCGGCATATCTGCCGACGATCACGGGCGGTACGGTAGCGACATTGGCGGTTACGGGGAACGAGACTGTTGGCGGGACATTGGCGGTTACGGGGAACGAGACTGTTGGCGGGACATTGGCGGTTACGGGGAACGAGACTGTTGGCGGGACATTGGCGGTTACGGGTGCTGCGACGTTATCAAGTGGCACGGTTTCGGGGAATTTGACGGTTAGTGGTCACACAACCTTCGAAGGCGTGACATCGACGGGGGCGACGGGGACGGGGAAGCTTGTTTATGATACGAGTCCAACCTTGACCACGGCTTCGCTCGGCAGTTCCACGGCGACAACGCAAAGCCCGGGGGATAACAGCACGAAGATTGCGACGACGGCCTATGTGACAGCGGCTACGACTACTTCGGCACCTGTCAGCTACGACAATTTCCTCCCGAACGTCAATTGGCAGATATGGAGCGGCGTCGCCTACATAACGAAGCCCCTTGTGACCGGGACTGGCCCCGAAACAGCCGTTTCTTCGACTAGTTTTCAGACGACTAATAACGGCCCGCTCTTTTTAACGGCGAATACCCAACAGCTTAAAGTCAATGACTTGGTTATCATCAGCGGAAATTCTTATAAGTGGGGATACGCCGGGGTGGGGGCTATCACCACTGCGACTGCCAATCGTGTTACAGGTGTGACCGCAAATACAAATGTTCAAATAGGGCCATCCCCCTTGGGAGGGACGTCCCCTGGCAGCTCTACTGCAACGACCATTACGCCCATTGTGCCCGGCACATTGGCCGCTTCGGCTACAGGGCAAGCTGCTGATGGCTGGAAGAAAGCAACCACCCTCAATGTATGGGCGGATGATTTCACGGCCAATGCCTACCCCGGCGCGGACAGGACAATGGGGATTCTTAAAGGTTCGGCGTCAGCGGAATCTCTGAATTGGACGGTCGCTCCCAACAAATTGGCTTTATATGCGGGACGAACAGTTACCTTCGGGGTCGCCGTTTATCAGAAATCCCAAGCGGGAGCGGGAACTTGGAATATCTCGATTTCAGACAGCGTGACGGGATCGACCTACTCGGCTAACGGCACTGGTTCTAGTTTGGCAGGATTCCAGTTTTTAAGCGTTACCGCGCCGATCAATTCCACCGCGACAACTTTCGGGGTGGCGGTAAACTTTAATGGCGCGAATGCGGATGTTTACTATGTAGCACTCCCCACAGCCATCGTCGGGCCTTCTATGACGGCGAACAATTTACGTCAAATGCCTAATGATCTCGTTAGGCCGGTTGGTCACTGGAACCCCCCGTTGCTAACCCCGCTGGCCTTTACATTCCCGGCGGTGGCGTTTACCGGGACGGGCGGGTTGCTATACGGGTGGTCCTCGCAAGACCTAGAAGCTATGTCACTAGGATTAATCCGTAATTCTGTAAGCGCGGTTAAATGTAAAATCGAATTGACATCGACGACAGCAGGAGCATTGATATTTACCGGGAGTCGTTTAGATTATTCTTTGATATTCGGCCCACAAGTTGCGACTCAAGTATCTGGTGTGGTCAATGTTGGTCAAGGGTGGCTACCCCTTGCGGACGACGGGACGATAACGATCTTCACCGGAACGTCAGGATGGGTTCTGGCGAATGCCACATTCGATTTTGGTGAGGTACAACTTAACCAGAATTCATCGGCTAATTAACATGAAGAAAATCCTAGCTCTCCTTTTCTTGCTTCTCCCCTCACTGGCTTTCGCTCAGACAAACGGGCAGTACATTAGTCAGCTCCCGCTTACGAGCGGAAACCTGTTTGTCGGTAGCTCATCCAACTTCGCAGCAGGTGTTCCTCTGACAGGGGATTGCTATTTAGTATCAAGTGGAGCGATCACCTGCACGAAAACTAACGGCGTGGCGTTACGTGCTATCGCAAATGGCACGGACACAACCAGTACATCGTTACCTGCGCAACCAGTGTACCCGGCAAACACATGAAACTCGCCATAATCATTCTCTGCCTAATCGCCACGCCTGCGCTCGCCTATTCTCCACCACCAAATTGCACGACATCTGGCTATGGGCTAAATTACGCCACAGCTACTAACTCATATGGCTGTGTGTCATTTAGTGCAGGCTCTGGCTCCGTCACATCCGTAACCTTCACCGGTGACGGCACAGTATTATCTTCAACCCCATCAAGTGCAGTCACAACATCCGGCACCCTGACGGCAACACTTGCGACACAGACGGCAAACACGGTTCTTGGCGCATTGACCGCTACGACACCCTCAGATTTGGCATTGCCTTCGTGCTCAACCTCTGCAAGCGCCCTTAAATGGACTAGCGGCACAGGCTTCGGATGCAACACAGCCATTGCCGCCTCAACCGTGACGACGAATGCTAATTTGACAGGCGTCATAACCTCATCTGGCAATGCAACATCTATCGCGTCGCAGACCGGCACAGGGACGAAATTTGTTGTGGATACGTCGCCAACGCTAGTAACGCCAAACATTGGGGCGGCGACAGGAACGAGTCTGGCTGCAAGCGGCGTTATGTCAACGGGGGCTAATTCAGGAACCAACGGACAGATAACTTTTAATGGTTCTACTAGCGGCAGTGTTACATTGAAAGCCGCAGCAGCAGCAGGAACGGGAACTAATTTTACACTGCCAGCAACTAATGGAACTAATACTTATGTTCTTCAGACTGATGGTTCTGGTAATACCTCGTGGGTTGCTGCCAGTACCGGCTCCGGCACTGTCACCTCCGTAACTTTCACCGGCGACGGCACAGTATTATCTTCAACCCCATCAAGTGCAGTCACAACATCCGGCACCCTGACGGCAACACTTGCGACACAAACGGCAAACACGGTTCTTGGCGCATTGACCGCTACGACACCCTCAGATTTGGCATTGCCTTCGTGCTCAACCTCTGCAAGCGCCCTTAAATGGACTAGCGGCACAGGCTTCGGATGCAACACAGCCATTGCCGCCTCAACCGTGACGACGAATGCTAATTTGACAGGCGTCATAACCTCATCTGGCAATGCAACATCTATCGCGTCGCAGACCGGCACAGGGACGAAATTTGTTGTGGATACGTCGCCAACGCTAGTAACGCCAAACATTGGGGCGGCGACAGGAACGAGTCTGGCTGCAAGCGGCG